CAGGGGCAGTCGAGCTGCACAGGGGCAGTCGAGCTGCACAGGGGCAGTCGAAGTTATAACACTATGTGGTGGGGAACTTCCTAGTGATTATGATATTTCTGATGCTGTTATAATTGATGGCGATATTCATTGTCGTAGTATCAGTTGTAATGGCATTGTTGTTTGTAAAGGTTCTTTTACCGTTATAGAGGAAGGGGGTGATTATGAGTCACTCTAACGGTAAAATCACTGCACCTGTCGGATTGGATAGTGATGTATATCCTACCCTTGGTATCGGTCCTACTAGTAACGGTTATGATTTAGGGTATGCTTGTCTTAGCGAAAAAATTAATATGTGGAGTTATATAAAACCCAAAGAAGCGTCTAGCCCTTCATTTGACAACGCTAGTTTACCTGGTATAATTTATGATTCTGTAAATAAGAAATTAGTATATGATAGACCTAAAACATGGTATAGGCTTACTGATTTTGATGGATACGATCATGGGGCTAAACCTCTTACAATAGATAAAGATATCCTAACTAATCCTGTAGATGCTACAAAGACAACGTTTGTACTTACAATTTCACCATATTGGGCTGATTCTAGGTATAATTGGGGTAAAATACTTGGGGGATTTACTTGGTCTAATATGAAGATAAAGGTGGAAGTATATAATCAATTAAAGAAGTTGGTGGATTCTGGAGTTTTCGTTGTAAGTAGTATTGATAGTACAGGAAAAATTTCAATTACCCTTAATCGCAATAATCTCATATCTATGGGGGATACATATATTTATATTAAGGGTTATTTTTGTGATTACAGTGGAAATGTATTATGCTTAATCCCTACTACATCTGACGGATTTATTCGTAAGCCTATAGTGGTTACACAAAGTCTTTCTATTACACTTGGAAATACAACAGCCAACGCTTCTGGATTCTCTGTTTACGGACAGTTGACAAATGGGTCTACTTCTTCTAAATGCAGATTAAACATTACAAATAACACTTCTAGTGATTACGTTGCTTCATCCGGCAGACCATACGCTAGATATAGATGGAGAGCGAAAGATGGATCTTATACAGGTCAATGGTCAGGTAATATATTGATGCCTTCGTGCACAAATATTCCTAAATCATTTACTCGTAATGATGTGGTTGATGCTGGAAATCCCCCATCTTATGGTAATGTTACTCAATGGTATGTTGATTATCAAGTTATTATGTATTAAACACCGGATATAATATACACAAGCAATGGGCATGGAACGGCAGCTTAGGTCTGTCTGTGTGTATTCTGTATTGCTCATCAATGCAGAACTGGCACGGGTTCTTAGATGTTACTGCTGTTCTCCATCCCTTGAAATTTGGAATGTTTTTCCATGAGTTGTAATTTGCTTCATTGAAAATACCTAGAATCATCTGCTGTTCTATAACATACAACTGGCTTATACCGTTTGTGGCATATCCTCTCCCATAGTGTTTCTGTTTGCTTGGCGGAATAAATGATACGTTATATGGTGATGATATGTTGTTCCATATCTTCTTTTGAACCTCATCCGTTATCTTCTCTATATTGTTCGTTTTTGTGGACAGTAATGTATTGGCAAGATATACTTCAACAACAGCGCGAAATCTGTTTGTATTTGTGTTTATTCTCTGCTTTGTTGTTTCTCCACCGTATGTCCTTTCCATATATTCCTTAATGCCGTTGTCCGTCATTGAAATATACTCCCATCCAAGATCATCGTTTAGTTCTAGTGACAGTTTATTGCTTTCCAGTACATATTGGTATATGTCGTTATATATATCCTCACGGAACTTTTTGGTCAGTTCCATCACTTTTTCTTTTTGGATATCCGATAGTTTTGATATTGACTTGAACGATTTAGCCCCTGCCAATAGGAATACGGCTAGAAGGTCTTTAGAGAACTTCTCTGCACGCTCTCTGGTTGACGATTTTATACCGTTTGCAAGTCTTTTTACTTGGAAGTAATAGTCTGCAATCTTAGATATTTCTTCTTTGTTGATCATTGGCTTCTACCCTTTCTGTTATACCGTTTGCTACCATGTTTATCATCAAACTCTTGAAATCGCTTTGGCTGTAAACCTTTTGTCCGATTGATGCTAAAGTTTGAAAGATGACAATTTGATTCTCATACAAAACCTTTTGGTTCTGTATTATAGCGTCAAGTTTGGATAATATTTCTCTTTCGTTGTCCATAGTGCAAAGGTATGTATTTTAAACAAAAAAGGCAACAGTAAAGATTCACATCTGCCTGCTGCCAAAGTAAAAACATCGTAATGGTTCATTTACATAGTGCAAAGTAACAAAAATATATTTTACATATATATAACCAAACTGAATTTTTAATTAATGTTAACATATTAGTTTGCGTTTGCACATAAAAAAAGCAAGAAAAAGGGTCCAATCTATTTCTTGCTTATTAAGGTAAGGTAATTATATACGTTTATACACGTACATATTGACGCTTCACCGTCCCGACTACTGCCGACCACTCCACGCCCTCAACCCCTTCTACCAAGGGTGATACTAATTTAGTTTTTGCATGAAAATAACTATTTAAGCTATATCTATTAACGGATGCTTTATGATAAGGCAAAGATAAATATAATGTTTTAGGTATTAATGTACATTTTTACATACATTTTAGAACGTTAATCCGTTCTGGGCGATACCAACGCTCACTATCGGCTATCATAAATGAATCACCGAATACTTTTCTACCTATATCTATAATAGTGTCAATTTGTTCCTTAATTCCCATCTAAATATCAACTAGCTTAATTATTACATTGCAAATATAATACTTTTTTGTATATTTGCAATGTATCAATAAATAAAAAAATCATGGAACTATTAGTAGAAAGAAAATGGTGTAAGCCTGATTATACTATAGGACGTTTGTATATTGATGGTGAGTTTTTCAGTAATACGCTTGAAGATCGTATCGTTGACGTGAATAAGAACGGAGTGTTTGATGGAAACGAGAAGAAGGTTTATGCTGAATCTGCTATCCCTTACGGTAGATACCAGGTGATATACAACTGGTCCCCAAAATTCGGGCGTAATATGCCAAGACTGTTGAATGTTCCTCATTTTGAGGGTATTCTTTTTCACGCTGGGAATACAGCAAAGGATTCTGCCGGATGTATCCTTGTAGGTAACAATACATCAAAAGGCAGACTTACCGAATCACGCTATACTTCTGACAAATTGAACAAATTGATTGATGATGCAATAAAGCGTGGTGAACAGGTTTGGGTTACGATAAAGTGATCAATTATACGTTAAAGGAAATATAGGAGCGATATTTTTGTCGCTCCTTGTTTTATAAAATGGAGATATGAAAGAATTAAATTTAGGCAATATTATTGATTATAAGGATGCTATTGAGTATTTTGCAGACTATAAAATTAATAATGTTTTATCCAATAGTGGTAATGAATATGCTATTGTTATTTTTGACAACATATTCAAAATCGCAGAAAGAAATATTTGTTTGTATGCACAAGACATTTTTTCTAATAAAAATGATGTTACAGTTTCTTCGTCATATATAGAATCATTACGAAAATTTTTGAGCAAAGAAGGAACAAATCTACGTATTGTATTAAAAGATTATGATGAAATTAATTCTTGTAATTGTCTAAGAGATATACTAAAACAATATTATTCAAAAATAGAGTTGAGAAAAAATAGAAAAGGAGAAGTAAAGATTGGAGAAGACAGTGTGCATTTTTGCATAGCAGATGGAAGAATGTATCGAGTTGAATATGATACAAATACAAGAAAAGCAAGGTGTAATTTTAATGATAAGAATGCAGTAAGTAAGTATCAAACAGTGTTTAATCAACTTTTTGAAGCATCTACGCCAACTTATTTGTGATATACATATATATGAAAGAATTAACCAGTTTAGATTACTGTAAGTTGATAGCGTGGCTTATATATCATAAGTATAATGTTATTTTGAATAAAATCCAGATGCAAAATATTTTATTCATGTGTTATGAACAATATTTAGTTAGTCATGATTATCCATTGTTTAATGATGATGTTCCTAAAAAATGTCTTTTGGGTCATGTTTTTCCTAGATCTTATAAAGTATATTTATATGAAGTTCCACAAGAATTAACTGTATCAGAAAAAGAACGTTTTTTGAAAGATAAAGATACGCTTAGAATGATTACAAGAACAGTTGAGGATTATCATGGTTATTTTTTCCCGTTGTTGATTCCTTCTGAAAAAGAAAAGATGCTAGGAAAACTTTCTAATTTCTTCTGTAAATTGAACAAAGAGGGTTGGGATGGTTGCAATGCCTTTCCCATAGAACGAGATTCATACTTAAATGCCCGTAAAATAGTAATGGATACCCCTGATTCGATTCTTCGGTTGTGGAATGTATTTCCGTCACCTAATGGCACTATTTCCTTTGAGTTCAAAGAACGAAATATTGCAACAATGAGTGTAGGAAACAAAGACTTCTCGTATGTTGTCATAAAAGAATCAGGAGATTATATAATGGAACAGATGGAATTTAATGTAGACAAGGCGGTTGATGCTCTCATTGTTATGAGCAACCTATTTGGCTAGTTTACTTAGGCTTTCAATATTGTACAATTACTTCGTTTCATTCCCATACTTAGCGCAAAAATATACCTGTATTACTTTTTCATCTATATATTGATAAACTGTGGTTACATCCCACGGACCATTTTCAATATGCGTTCTTTTGTTTAAGGTAAACGGGTTCACTTTCGCTAATGGGATAAATCTGTCTAAGAAGTCACATAGTTCTTTATCTTTTTCTATTTTTACAATATCATCATTAGTTTCTCCCGAAATGGATGTTATAGGACCTGCTCCATATTTTTTGAAACAATCATACGTGTTTTTTTCTACTGGCCCCCATTGCCATGCCAAAAATGAATCTTTGATTAATGGTTCATGCCTTATTGCATAAGAAAATCCATGAGCAAAGTAAATCATGTTCAGAATAGACATATTTGTCACGGGTATGTTTTGCTCTATGCACTTTTTTACGAAATAGTCTGCAATAGATAATCCTTTGTATTTTTGGTGGTATTCCATAGCTGTTTTTCCAAATTAAATGATATAAATTTTGATACAATTAATACCATAACGATTTGTAATGATGTCAATTTGTTCCTTAATATCTTTTTAATTATGGCGATTTCGTCATAATTAAAAATAGGTAGGTATTAGGCAAGGGTATTACTTCCGTAACACCCTTGTTTTTTTACATTAATCCAAGCACCATACCTACTACTCCCCAGAATACATCTCTCCATTCGGGCACTCCTTGTCTAAGCCACTTATCGTATATTATTTCTTTTCCCACAAGAATGAATAAGGTTAGTGCTATTGCTGTCCATATGGAGAAAAACCATTGCGCCATGCTTACTACAAGTATTCCTGCAATGAGGTGTTCCATTCCGTCAACTCTCAAATTGTTAAGGCATATATAGTCTAATGCCCTTCTGATTTTTCTTAGTAAATTTGTAAATTTTCCCATAGTTTAGCTGTTATCGTTGTTATCGTTGTTATCGTTGTTTTCATTGTTTTCATTATTTTCCTCTATCACCCTAGCTTCCATATCGTTTAATCTTCTGTCTTGTTCGTCCATTCTATCATCTTCGTTATTTGCAGAGAAGTCACTTTCTTCTCTTGCTGTCTGTAATGATATTATTCGGGAGTTCACAAGCTGAACGAGTGTATTGTTCCATTCAGAGAAGTCTATGTATGAGTATGGCTCTATGGTAGCGTTTATTCTTAGAGCGTTATAACCTGTTGCGTCACCTTCCATTACTCCTACATAGTATTTGAATATATTGGCCATGTCATTTATGGCTGTATTCATCATTTGTGCATCACTTCTCGCCCATTCCATTTCCGGCTCGTAATACATTGCCGTTGTTCCAGTAGGTCTGTCACCTGATGATGATTGCATTGGCGGAACAACACCGCTTCCGTCAAGTATCCCGTTGTATATGTTATCTATTTCGGTGAACAGTGAGTTTGAAGCGTCCATCTTACCCATGAACTGTGCATCATCTTCTGCTCCTACACGTAAAATGGAAGTTCCTCCCAATCCGTTTCTTTGAATGTTTATTCTTCCGTTAGTCTTGATAAGTAGCATTTGGAATGCCTGTCGTGTGTTGTATTCTCCTATCATTGACATTAAGAACTCGAAATCGTCTATCAAGTCCTGTACTGCCCCCCAAAATGGAAGTTCAAGCCGTAGATATACTACAGGTATAAATCCCAGGTTATGGAATTGATGCAGTTGTATGATATTTCCGTTTTCGTCAATATCCGTTGCTATATCTCCGTTGGAATCAAGGGTGTAAAACTCATCTTTAGTCCATACATCGACAAGTGTGTCTGTATGTTCTTCTCCGTCAGCCGATATGTATGTGGTTGTATATTCCCTTGCGAAAGCTATTCTTTCCCCTCTTCTGTTTTTATGTTCATACAGTATATCTCCTTTTGAGTAGCTGAAAGACCTGTATTTTATCTCGTCCTTATCCTTATATATATATATGGCAGCATCTCCTACCTTTCCGGCTTCGCTTATAAGTTCAAACTTGGCTGTTTCCATGAGAGAATCAGTCCAGTATTCCTTGTATGTTGTCAGCTTATCCCTGTTCTGCTGGTTTGACGCGCTTTTCTTTATCTGAAATTTAAGAGGATTGGTACACAGGTGTGATACCCTTTTCTTGTGTATCATCCTTTGAAGAGGGAATGCCCGTCTTTGCAGTACGTAGGGAGTTGATGCCGATTTCTTTTTTCTTTTCTGAGCACCTACATTCGCGCTTTCATCATCCGATGATGTGGTATCTTCGTCTGACGGTATGCTGTCTTTCCAGTCAGGTCTGTTGTGTATATAGTGTCCTGATGTATCCCATTGTGCTAGAAAATCATCTTGTGACATATATTTGTATATCAAAGTGGAGCGTCTTGGTTTTTTCTTTGTTCCTCCACCTCTCCCATCGTCACATCTTGACGGAAGTGCCACTTTGAACGGTTCTTTTCGTAATAAAACGTCTAATTTTAAAATTTCCATAGGTAATTATAAATATTTTAATTCATCCATTATATCGTTAGGTATGTCAATCATTACATCACATATATCAAAATATGTCCTGTATAAAAATGTTCCTTCTATCAAGTCAGGAGAGCATCCTACAATCTTTTTTGCCTCCTGTTTTTTCAGAAGTCTTAGTTTCCCGTTTTCCCTTTCCACGTCACGTCTTATTGCTCTTCTCTGATCCATCAGCGCTTCCCGTATTGTTTTGTTCACATACGGTTTGTCAAGAAGTTCCGGGTTTATGCTGAATCCGCAATATCCTAAGTTTGTTCCTTTTATACGTGTTACCATCTCATCGGCAAGCTGTGCCCTTAGATCGAAATAGAATCTTACAGGTTGATCATCCTTGCTTTTGTCTAGTCTTTTCGGAACGCCTCTAAGTATTGCCAGACTTTCGGGAAATGCGTCACGGAATGTAGGTGCTCCAAGACCGTCAAATGCCAGTCTGTTTTCACCGATTCCCCATTTTCGTAGATTGTTTCTTACCCATCGGTTCAAATCCCTAGGCTTTAATGTGTTTGACCATTCCAGGTCTTGTAAGTGGTGTCCTATGAAGTGCCCCATTACACAAACGTCACCAAGACCGTATGCTATATCCAGTGTAGCACATTCAAAATAATCGTCAAACACAGGCTGAGATGAGAACATTTCCTCCATTTCGTCACGGGTTATCCACTCGTTTCCCCCTTTTATCAGCTTCCATGAACCTAATGCGTTTATTGATACTTCTTGTGCTGTTCCTCCAAGGTTTTTCTGATAGTCGGGATTGGAAGCCATAAGTATCTTGTTATCTTCCAGCCCAGAAGCTATAAAGGTTATGCTCTTGATGTATCTTTTACAGTTTGTTTCGTCAATTTTGGTATTTTTACCGAATCTTGCGATGATATAATCTTTTGCCTGAGCAAATACTTCTTGTGGGCTGTCACCCCATGCTGTTTCATGTATAGTATCTCCATATTGAAAGAAATATCTTACCTTTCCCGATCTTTCTGGAATTGCTATTCCGTCATCGTCCACCCACCATGATACCAGTGCTCTCCAGAAATCGCTGTACGGGTTTGGATTGCACGCGCCTGTAAGACCTGTTCTTAGTCCTGATGATGAACGCAATACCGTTTGAAGGTAGTTTATGATAGGTTCCGTTGCCTGTGAGCACTCGTCTATCGCCACCTTCACAACGTTACCACCCTGTTGTCTGTCCTTAAATTCATTTATGCCTTTTTCTCCAGACAGGCAGGCATCACCGAAATAATCGTACCGTATTTCACCTCCTGCGTCAAGTCTTGAAAGGCGTTTTGAATCAATATACTCACCATAAGGTTCAACCATCTTTGAAACCACTTTAAGAATACCGTCCGCTTTTTCTGCGGATGTCTTGTCCTTACGGAAAACAAGTGCGGAAAATGACGGATGGTTGCATGAACTCAGTATATCCATTCCAAGGCATACGGATTTTCCTCCCCCACGATTCCCGTGAAGTATCTTTATCCCTGCCCTGTTCCTTAGAAATGCCTCCTGTGAACCTTTCTGTGGGGCAAGCATATTTACCTTGTATCCCTTGCTTCTTCTGTCCTCTATATATCTTTGGACGAAATCAAGGCTTTTATATGGTATGATTCCCCTTTTGCCATATCGTTTCAGCGATTTGACAACATCCTTAGTCTTTAATCCTCTGTATTTTAAATCAATTTCTTCCATTGTATTATAATGATTCGCAAATATAATATTTTTTTAAATATTTTTTTGCTTATACACAAATTTTAACTACATTTGCATCGGTAAGAGGTACTTACTGTGCGCAAAGGTCTTGTGCATGAATCACATAAAAAATAAATAGTATATGGATGAAAATGTAAAAGTCATTTTTGAAGGTATCAAGAATGCGTTGGGAGAAAGTAGCTCCGTTATTACAGATCGTACAATCGAACAGACAATTAATGAGTTCTCAGCGTTCGCACCGCAGGAAAATGCGGAAAAGTTCTGGAATGAAAGTGTTGTGAATCATTTAAAGAACACTGTGGCAGGTCAGGTAAGAGCGTTTGCGTCTGATAAGCGCAAAGAGTGGGATACAATCAAGGAACAGGAGATATCCAACTTGAAAAAAGAATGGGAAAAATCACATCCTGCACCACAACCGACACCAGCACCGCAACCACAACCTACACCGACACCAGCACCCGAACCGAAACCGTTTGAGTTGCCCGATGATGTCAAGGCTAAACTTGAAGAGTTTGAAAAGTTCAAGAAAGAGTTTGAAGCTAAAGAGCAGGAGGAAAAGCAGAAGCAGATTGTAACTGAAAAGCGCAAGAAGCTGTCTGATTTGATTAAACGCCCGGAAGCAGGTATGCCTAACGAGTTGTTGCGCAACATCATTTTTGAGAACATTCAGATTTCGCCCGAAGAGGAAGATACAAGCATTCTTCTGAAAATACAGGGAAAGTACAATGAAACATGTACTAAATACACAAAGGATGGCATTAATCCTTTCATCTCTGACAAGGGTGGTTCTAGCGATGTAAAGTCATTCATAGATAGAAAGAGAGAAGAAGATAAGGCTAACAAGGAAAACAACATTGTCAGCCGATATTACAGTAAAATTAACAAATAGTTTTTTTAATTATGAAAGCAGGAGTTCTTGCAACAAGTTATAGTAAGATTGGTGGCGCAAGACATATCTTTTCTAATGATACGTCTTTGCACGTACTGTTGGTAGGATGTAACGTTTCAGTAGAACGTATGCCTACAGTTGGGAACAAACTTCCGGCTGGTACCATGATTAAATGTGATTCCTCAAAGCAGAATGGCGGTGACATTCACTATTCATTCAGAATGTACGAGAAATCGGATTCTGGTGCTACGGTAAAAGTTGAAAAAATCATGGGTAATACAGTTGCCAAGGTTGGCATGGTTGTCGGTAAAGCACCTACTACTGCCGCAGGTACTACAACTGGTTTTACCATTAACGCTATTGATTCGTCTCATGACGAATATGACATCCTTACATTGTCCGGGGATGCAGGTAAATTGGAATTGACCGATATTTTGGTTGAAGTTACACAGGTTGGTGCTAGCGCAAAATTCAAGGTTATTCCCAATGCTATCCTGCCTTATGATGTTGACACCATTCCAGGTGCTACTCTTTATCCTTTCAATGGTGCATGGATGGTGACAAGTGAGATTTTGGAAAAACGTATTCCGCCAGTAGCTCCGGCAATTAAAAAGGCGATGAAGGATGATGAATCATATCCTTGCGTTTTCCGTTACACATTGTATAATTAATTAAATTTTTTTGTTTTATGCAAAGATCGACATTTAGTTTCTATGATTGGCATTTTTCTGGGGAAATGCAGGAACTTATGGATTATGCCAATCAGAAATTTGATAACGAAAATTGGAGAAGCTACGGAGATTGGGATGTTCCTCAGATGAGTAAATCATGGAATGTCATGGTTGACGAATACACACAGGCTACCCGTCCTGTAATGCTGGCTCCTTTGGCTGAAAAGCCTATCATGGATACTACGGGATTTGAATGGTATTCGGGTCGTATTCCTAAAATGGGTCACGCTATTCAGTTTATGGAAACCGATATCCAGGAGTTCTATGAACTTGACATTCCGCAGGGCGCATTGCTTGACAAGATCCGTGAGAAGTGGTACACAAAGATGGAAGCGTGTATTCAAGGTTTCCATACCGAGTTGAACTGTATGACTTATCAGGCTCTTTCTACAGGTATGCTTAACTATACAGCCAGTGGTACCAACTCAATTCCTGTTCAGATTGACTATCGTGTTCCTGCAAAACACAAGTTGAAAGCGTTAAAACAGAAATGGTTTAGCGATACAGACTGGACACCGAACGAGAACGCTGATCCTATTAAAGACCTTCAAAGAATGTGCAAGATTGCCGACAATGACAGTGTGCCATACGATCATTTTGAAATGTCAAAGGATTTGTATGATAATTTCTTGATGCACCCGAAAGTGACAGCAGCAGTACAGGCACGTCTTGTTCCTGCCGCAGCATCTACTACAATTTATCCTATGAACAATCAGGAGATTGTTGATGTGCTGATGAAGGTATTCTCTATTCCTGTGATTATCCCTATTGAGGAAAAATCAAAATGGAACAAACTTGGCGTGATTGAGGAAGCCAAACCGTCTTTTGAAAAGAACACCGTTGTTCTTGTTCAGAGCGGTCAGTTCTTCCGTATCAAGAACTCACCGTCAATGTATTTGCAGGATACCAACCCGGCTGTACGTATTTCTTCTTTGGAAGGCGGACGTATCGCATTCTTGCATCAGTATTCTTCTGAACCGTATGCAGAAAAGAGTTCAGGTGAATTGTGGGCGTGTCCTGTGATGAAGAATCCTAACAACCTTATCATCATGAAGGTTGACGAACAGTCAAATACGGGATTGTAAAAAGTTGAACCATGAAAGTCATTATTGATGTAAATGGCGAAGGCACAGCAAAGGGCGCAGGGGAGTATTTCATTGGAGATACTCTCACGCTCCAAGCTATTCCCGAAGAAAGTGTGGAGTTCGGATATTGGCTTATTGCTGACAATGAAACATTGAAGCCGGAAGATAGGCTGAAAGTTTCAGATAATCCGTACACTATTCAGGTTACACCTCAGATAACAGCAAAGGGTAACATGAAGGTGGAAGCATATTTTTATATGTCTATGCGTGAATATCTGAAAGCACAGATTGACTATGAGTTGAAAAACACATCGTATATCAGTGTTGCCCAGAAATGGGGATTCCGTTTGTCTGATGACAGCCGTGAAACGTCTGAAATGAAGAAGGATTTGGCTTATGCCGATTTGTTGCTCATTGTTTGTACTGCTCCTTCAACCATACAGGGAAAGACGAAAAAGGCAGGTAACTGGTCAATTACTGACACAAGCAAGACTATTTCTATCAATGACAAGAAAAGATTGGAACAACGCGCAAAGGATTTATACGCCAAATGGGGTTTGAATTTGGATGTTGGAACAGATGTTGAAATAACTAGATTAAGATGGTAGTATGGGAAAGAGTATTTTAGGTGAGGATATGTTTCCTGATATGGTTAGAATTTACCAGAACAAGAACAGTTCGGATAAATATCAGACTACCCCATATTGGGAGATGATATACGAAGGAAGGGCAAATATACAGGAAAAGGATACAGGTTCGGAAACGAATGATGTTGACAAATCCGAATATGCCGCCTACCTAGAAGATAACGATGTAACCATACCTTCCGGGTGTCTGTTGGATTGGCAGAATTTCAACCATCCGTTTTCGGACAACAGCAATAGTTGGCGTGAGATAAAGAAACCTCCATTTAACAATATGGAATTTGGTACGGTGATATACTTTAACCAAATAGAAAACTAGAATACTATGACAATCAATTGGACGGAAATAATACTTGCTTTGTTGGGTACAAATGGCATAACCCTTCTAACTTCAATGTTAATGTTTAAGCAGAAGAAGGAAAAGATGGAAACTGAAATTGATTCTTCTACCTTGGACAATCTTGAAAAGGGGTTTGCTATTCAGGGTGCTCAGTTGAAGAAGGCGCAAGAGGAAATTTTGAGTTATCAGCAATCTCTCCACAATGCTTATCAGAAGATACAGGAGCTTTACAATGAACTGAATGATATTAAAACAGAACTGAAATGCGCTAAAGATGATCGAGATTTGCTAAAAAAGCAGATTGAGAAACTGAGTAAACCAGTAACAAGAAAAACAAGTACAAAAAATGCAGGCAAATAACAACGATAAAGTATTGAAAGAGTTTGGTAGTAATGTCCAGCTTGCCTTGGATGCTTCTATCATGCAGTTCATGGAGTATATTGCTACGAATATCATGGATGATATAAAAGACTTGGAGGGCTTTACCAACCAAACTTTCAATCTTGAAGATAGTTATGGATGTGGCATTTACAAAGATGGGGTCCTAAAGAAGATTGTGTGGGCAAATGCAACGAAAGTTGCAAATGAGCCTAGGAAACGTAACAATGTCGAGTATTGGGGGCGTGAACTTGCCGAAGATTTCTTCAACAGTTATAAATCCGATGGTTCTGAAAAATATGAACTGGTTGTCGCTGCTGTCATGTATTATGCCAAGTATGTTGAGAACTATCACCTGTTGAACGTTCTTTCAGATTCTTGGATTAAGACAAAGACAGATTTAAAAGGGGGTAAATATACTGTGGTTTTTAAGAAAATTGCAGCTAATATGTTAAACAAATATTTTAAGTGAAGTTATGGGCTACTTTAATCCTTCAACAATAAATACCACCTTGTACAATATTGTATTGGACAAGAAGATTGCTGACGATGTATATAAGGTGCAGCGTCCTGCAAGTGTTGATGATAAGGTAACTAGTTTTATTGTCGTAAACAACAATACAAGAATTGTCAGCAATACCGAGAGCGGCCCTTACGGTCACTTCGGGAAAGGCGAAACAATGGCTACGGTTACTCTGTTTGTAAGGGCATTGCCCGGGAACGTATATCCGTCTGTCATGGATGCGTTGAGTGAGAAAATGGTAGAACTGTTCCCGCAAAAGACTGTGCAGCTTCATTTCGAGATATTTAATGTTTTACCACCAATGTTTGACGGGGTTGGGTTCTATTATATGTCCGTCCTGTTGAATGTTGATATTTCAAAGGATTAGCTGCATGAAAAACGTGAGAAAAAACAGTGGAGGCGCATCGGTAGATACGCTCTCAACAATTAACAATAACTTTTTAAATACAGAAAATAGAATGGCACGAGTAAATTTAGACACCAGCCCTGCTTACTTGAACGGGCAGTCGGCTGCTTTGACATTTGATGCGATTGAGATTACCGATGAAACTCAATATTCAAGTTTTAAGAATCCGAAGATTCTTCCCAATATTGAATCTGGTACTACGGAATCCGCTGGTACTGACGCTGACACTTCTGAAACAAAGAACGAGCAGGGTGCTACCGTATTCCAGAATATCACACCGGGTACTATGGCATTTACCTTTACAGGTATGTCCACTTCAAAAGCCGCTTTCGCTTTCTTTACGCAAGGAAATGAAGCAAAGGCTGAGTTGGAATTAAGTAGTTTAACTGACACTGTTGGTGCTTTCGGTAAGGGAACTTCTCAGAAACTGAAAGCGTTTGGTGCAAGCTCATTCAAGCAGTTTGTACGTCCTATCGGTATTATCAACGGTACTGGTGACCGTATGATCTTCTTCCCGAAGGCATCATGGGCTGTCAGCTTCACAGGTGCTCCAAGTAACGCAGGATACCTTGGTTTCTCCGTTACTGTAACAGCATTGGAAGTTAATACTCAGTATCTGAAAACCATGATGGTTCTCGAACTTGACAATTCAAGTTCTATTGGTTGATACAGATGAGTTATAAATTAGCCGGGCATTTCTGTCCGGCTTTTATTGTTTTTTAACTGTTACTTTTTTATTGGTATTAACTTTTATTGTATTTTTGCCATAAAAAGAAACATAATGAATGATAAGGAATTATCTGAAAAATTGAAGCAAAAGGCTATAAGCCTTGGACTGTGTAAAGAGTGGACAAATGGATGGGGTGAACCTGATAAATATGAATTATGTGAAAAGTATATCAGAGGCATTGATTTTTGTCTATTAAACAGATACCCGTCAAATGAAATAATCAAGAAGGAATTTACAGGAGTTAGGGAGAAGTTTAATATCTTCGTTGATGATACAAACCTGTTCATAAGCAATCCTAAATGGTCTATTTTTAACGGTTCGTGTGATTGTGTTGTCACATTCAACGATTTCGGTATAGGAGAGATGTATGTCAAGGATAACAGTCGTGTAAGCCTTGTTGCGCTTGATAACAGCATAGTACACGTTTCTTTGATTGACGATGCCAAACTTGATATTGTATCGTCTAAATATACAAGGGTATTCGTTTATACAAATACTCCAAAGAACATATCAAAGGTAGATGTGAAAGGAAAATTAATGATAAAACCGTTCAAGTTAGTTTAAGAAAAATGGGAATATTCAACTGGAAACAACCTGACTTAGATGATCAGATAAAGATGCAGAAGTTTGCCACTCATAAATACAAAGAGGTTATGGTTGGCAATAAAAAATTCAAGGTACGTGGTCTTAGATTAGGCGCATACGACTATATTGTGGATAAGCTGCTGATACGTGATATTATCAATCCAGATACAGCGAAAAAGGAAATGATTGCAATTATGAAAAATGACGCATCTATTCCGTACAAAGTTGCAGCGGCAGGAGTGTTGAACAACTATTGGTTTTTTGAGATAATTCCTTTTGCAAGACGTATATACGCTTGGTGGTTAAGCAGGCACTATGACCATAAGGAACTAACTCCGTTGATAGAAGCCATCGTGGAGGGGGCTAATGTAAGTGATTTTTTTACAAATACAATCCGTTTAGCGTTCTTGATAGATACGACAGCGACATTAAGCAAGAAGGATGCCATGAAATTATCTCTCGATGCAAAATCGGCTCACGAGGATCTATCCAAAAAGATTTCCCCCAATTCAGAGGGGATTTAAGACTATTCGGAGGATTGATGATAATCAAGGACTGGGCTTTGCTATGGAAATATTCATGGAGTTATATACAGGCAGTAATAATGGACCAACCTAAACTTGATTATCATTTTGAAGAGAAAGTTAAGTTGTATAAGGCTTCTCTTACAGAAGATTTATATGAGGAAGCTAACAAGGATGCAAGTGGCTTTATATATAGATTCAAAGAATCTAAACCTAAAGAAGAGCATCCCGATATATTACTAAAAGACATTTTGCGATGATAACAAAATACGATCCTAAAATATATCCCTTTAAACTGTATGTTGCAGTGGGGGATGATCAATGGGGAAAAATATATAGAAAATTCACCAAACTTAATCATGACCCGATAGATACATCCAAAGATGAAATTAAGAGCTGTAATGGCATGACTATTTTTGTAAGGGAAAAAAGTACAAACCATTTAGGTGTACTTATTTGTTTATCCAACGATGGTATAGGGGTGAGAACTGTTGCTCATGAATCATATCATTTTGTATGTAATGTATTTGATTATTGTGATATAGCAATGGGGTATCAAAATGGGCAGGATGAGCATTTTGCATACCTTATAGGTTGGTGTGTTGAGTGTGTAATGGATAGTGTTGCGAAATATTTAAAAAAAAGCATTAAGGGACAAATTGACACAGATAAATAAAATAAGCCCGAAAGTTACACGAACTTTCGGGCTATTTTGTAACCTGAAAACAATATGAAACCGATACCTATGTATCCAAGATTGATTAGTGTTTTTTGCCATTTAGACAATTCCTTTTCTACCTTTACTTCTACAATTTTCTCTACGGTTATTGTCGAATCTTTCGTCACTACCGTTTCTTTTTCCAAAGATGGAATACTGTCTTGTAAAAAGTCTTTCTTGTTTTTCAAACTATGGAAAAGCCTGCCGTCCGACATTATTTTAGCGTCTGATATGGCTAATGATGTTTCCAAGTGTGAACTATCTTCAAATGTTGTATGTTGTATGTGTTCTACTGGAAGAGTTATTATTTTTGATTGCCATACTATTCTTTCCGTTACTGTCGTGTTGTGGTCTACTATAGTTGTATTTGTCGAAGATGGAAGTAGCTTGCGTGAACAAGAACACGACAGTAACAAAAAAAATAGCAATATAGAAAACGGCTTATTCATCTACTAAGTTTGTTGCGATAAGCGAGATAAATTCCTCCTTCGGTATTTCCAATGCTTCGGGAGAGTTCCATTTCACTTTAATTGCACCGTCAGTACCAATAAGTTCAATGATTTTAGCGAATCCTTCAAAAGCGAATTTTCTAGGCTTCATATCACATTCCTCTTTCATTTTCTCTTGGTATGCTTCGGAGTATGCTTTATTCAGCTCTTCTGTTTCCTTGTTGAAATCTTCTTCTGTTTTTCTGATTTCATCCGCTTCTTTCTTTTCCTCTTTTGTCGCATCTTCCTTACCGTCAATCTCTTTCATGCGATTGATTTTCTGTGCGCGCTCGTCATATCCTTCCTTCTTTATTTCTTTAAGAACCTGTTGCATATCATCATCGAATGCTTTTGCAGCTTTGTCGTAAGCGACACGCATAAGCATGATTTTTGCTTTCAGTTCTGATGGAAGTTCCTTCCCTTCTAGTGATAAGGGGATATTCAAGAGAGTTAATCTCTTTAAAAACATTTCTTGGTTTGTCATATCTTCTTCTTTTAAAGCGAAATTGTTGATATTCCTTTTTGATTGATGTAGCTTTTTACATCGGTAACAAAGGAGTTGATAATGGTAATTACAGCGATCTGGGTATCCAGTTCCGGGTGGTCATTGTAGTTTATATTTATACCTCCCCCCTGATTGAAATAAAAAGTCGCTAACATATTTTCCGACTCAAGAGATTTCACTACTCCGCTATCAAATGAATTGATGTTAGTGCCATCTGATACGTTTACATTTGCTTTTACTTTATACTGTTTTTCAGCATTAGCATCATTACTGAACATGACACTAGCACTATTTACGCCTACTAGCGTTACTTTGTTTTCTTCTACAGCCATAGTTATAAAAATTAGTCAATGCAAAGATAGTATAATTGGCTTTATTTACTATTTTTAATATGTTAAAAAATGCTAATATATTTTTACTTGTTATCAATCATATAATTATGCTTATTTTTTGTTATTTTTGCCATAATTAAAGTTTATTAGTATGGCTGATATTGATTTAGGAGCATTAAAGTTTAAGATCGGTCTAGATGATTCAGGTCTTGACAAACAGATAAAGGATATACAGAAGAAACTACAGGACACCTTTAACCAGGAGATGTCCTTTAAGCCTATGTTGACTGATATAGGTAAAATGAACGCAGAACTTAGCGAGGTTGTAGAAAAGATAAATAAAGCTAATGAAAACGCATCCAAGGTAGGGAAAGGAAAGTCGAACAAGAAAATGGATATACTTGTTCAGATGGAAGAATTGTCAAACAAGATTGTCGAAGCGACAAGGGAGTATGACAAGCTAGAAAAGACTTACCGTAACCTAGGCAATGCAGGCGGAGATAAGGGGATGGCTACAAGAAAAGCCAATCTTGAAAGTCAGAAGAAAGCGATAGATGATCTTGTTGCTGAATTGAACAGATTGAAAACCGCATATTCCCTTACAGCTAACAGTGCGCCTAAATTGTCTATTTCCGATGAAAGAGAACTTAATCTTCTACGCCAGCAATACGAGATGGAAATTGCACGGACGAAGGAGATGGAAAAGCAAGCTACAAAACAGGAACAGGCAAATAAGAAGATGCAGCAGACTAATCAGAAGTATCTACAATACCTTTCTGGTCAGTCTGGACTTGCCCTTGGTATGCCGGAGGGAAGTGCTGAGGACTTGAACAAGAAAATTGCTGCCATACAAAAACGCCTTGAACTATTGAATAAATTTAAGGTTGATATTCCTTTAAACAGCAATCAGATAACAAAGGCTGACGCTCTTATTCAAAAATTGCAGGGCAGATTGGAGAAGTTGCAATCATCTTTAAGAAAAACATCAACGAATGAATTGCTTAATATCAATCCTACGTCTATCAATCAGGCTAACAATCTTATTTCTGAATTGACAAACAGGCGTAATGCACTTAATACGACTGATGCAAACTATAACCGTACCCTTACTCTTCTCAACAGGAAGATACAGGAACACAACAAGTTTGTAAACGAAGCCACATCCTATGGAACAAAGATGCAGCAGACCAATCAGAAAAATGCTGCAAGTTCAAAGGAGTTTTCCGAGGAACTGACAAAGCAGAGCAGAATGATGCGTGAGTTTGTCAATACGATAAAGACTTATGCCGGGTTCTACTTTTTCAGAGATATGTTTCAGGAACTTGTTGCCATTCGTGGAGAGTTCGAGTTACAACAAGTGTCATTGCGTGCCATCATACAGGATGCAAGACGGGCTGACCAGATATTCAGTCAGATTAAGGGTCTTGCTGTAATATCTCCTTTCCAGTTCAGTGATTTGGTTGGATATACCAAACAGCTTGCAGCATTCCAGATACCTGTCAATGAATTGTACGGTACAATGAAAAGCCTTGCGGACGTTTCCGCAGGTCTTGGCGTTGATATGGGACGTATCATTCTTGCCTATGGCCAGATAAGAAGCGCAGGTGTGTTAAGGGGGCAGGAATTACGCCAGTTGACAGAAGCTGGTATTCCTGCATTGGACGCATTGAGAAAGAAACTGGAAGAAGTAAGAGGCGTGGCTCAAACTACTGATGATGTGTTCAACGCCATATCAACACGTCAGATTCCTTTCGAGTATATTCGGGAGATGTTTACCACAATGACGGAAGATGGTGGTATGTTCTACAAGATGCAGGAAATACAAGCCGCATCTTTGAAAGGTATGGTAAGTAACCTTGCCGATTCATACAAGATTATGATGAATGACATAGGCGAGGCGAATGATTCCGTTCTGAAAGGAATTGTGGGAAGCATAACCGATGCAATGAACAACTGGAGATATTTCTCTAAAGCAATAGAGGGCGTTGCTGTAGGATATGCCGCGTTGAAAGGATTACAGCTAGCTAGAACGGCTATGCTGGGGAAAGAAGTTGTCGCAACAACTAATGCAATTAAGGCTGAGAAATTACGGGAAGCACAGTTGCTTAAACAGGCTGCGATGTACAGAACGCTCACTACTGCCGAGAGATGGAAGATAGCTACAGCATCCAAGCTGTCTGCCGTAGAGATAGCTGCTGCCGTTAATTCGGGAAAGATGTCGGCAGAGATGGCAAAACGTATTCTTGCCACGAATATGCTGACACAGGCTGAACGGCATCTTCTTGTCACCGAACTTAAACTGACAGGTGCGGAAGCTGCAAGAATGTTGTCTATGACAAAAACGACAATGTTGATGAACAGATTCAAACTGGCAACATTCGGTTTGACAAATTCATTGAAAACATTGTGGCTTACAATAAAGGCTAATCCTCTTATGACGATACTTACCGTTGCAGGGCTTGTAGCGGAAGCGTTTCATGTGATGTCTGCACGCTCGGAAGAGTTCAATCAGAAGATAAAGGACAGTGCAAAGTCTTTCCGCGAATCATACAGTGACTTGCAAAAAGACCTTGACAAAATAAACTTCGATAAACTCACCCCAGAAAACCTTGAACAGCTTGACACGAAACAGTTGCAGTCGTATGAGGAAACGCTGACTGGAATATTGTCTAAATATGGCAATATGGGGCAGTATATAATACAGAACAGCAAGAAGATAGATGATCAGAAATCACGTGTGGAATATTTGCAAAAGTCAGCATCGGAACTAGAGCAAGTTTATAAACGTGCTGCCGAAAATGCGGATATATTGTTCAAGGCAGACAAGGCAACATCTACAGGCGTATTTGGTGATTCATTCTCCGATATGCTTAAAGATTATGAGAAATCGTCTGTAAAACTAACTTCGGCAAGTAAGGATATAGAAGAGTTTCGTGGGCAGATAGTACAGGCATCCAAGGAAATTATAAATATGGGTAAGGGTACTAAGGAATGGAGAAACGAACTCACCGAACTGATAAACAAAGGGGCTTCGGCAGCTACTATTGTCGAGAAGATACGTTCTTTGGCTGAAACGTCAGGGGATGCGAGAACATTTGAAATATTCAAGAACAAAACCCATTTTGATAGTGAGGAATTGTTGAAGGAATATGAGAAGTTGAGGATGGGTATCACAGATGAAGTAAAAAAACTTGAATCATCATTTAATTTATTTGCAAAATATACTGAGAAAAAACTTAAAGATGTATTTGGCAATATAGATGTAAAGAACCTTACTGATGAGCAACAGAAACAATTAAAGATACATCTTGATGAATTTGCAGTAGCTAATGAATTAGGGGAAAATGCTAGAAAGAAATTAAACGAACTGGCAAAAGAAAGATGGCGTATTCAATTTGAACTTGATGATAGGGAAGCCCAAGCAGGATTGACAGGATGGAAGAAATCTCTTGACGAGATTACAGGAAAAGCGTGGACTATAACAATCAAAACGTCAGATATAAAGACTGTAGAAGATTTCTTTAATTCCGTAAAAAAGGAATATAAGGATTCAAAAAGTACAATAGAAAACTATCAGAGAACTATTGACAAATTTTCCAAAGAGGGTAAACTGAAAAAAGTAGGGGATAAATACGAACTGACAGGATTGGTAGACCCTGAAGAACTTGAAACATTAAGGCAAATAATAAGCGAGTTTAACGCTGCCAATGAAGCGATGTCGAAAGCTACAGGAACAGCAAAACAATTTAATCTTGAACTAGAAAAACAGAAGAAGGAAGCACAAAAAAGAGATCCTCTTGCTGACCTTTGGAAAAACAGGTTGTCATTGCTTGAATCCGCCTATTCCAAGTTCAAGGATTTGAGCATTAACATAGGAAAAGAGGAAGCTAAAAAGCAGATTGAAGCCATATATGGTTCACAGGCGTTAAAACTTGGTGTAGACCTTGTATATGACAAACAGGCTATTGTTGACAATTATAACAAGGCTGCAAAGGAATTGGAAACACGTGTTCCACAGGATGCTGTTAAAAATGCAAGGAAAGCAGCCGAATTGTCCTCTGAAATTTATGTTAATGCAGCCAAGAAGGTAATGAAAAGAATTACGGATGAGTTTGACAGATACAGGAACAAGTATGACTTTTACAGTGACATACTTGGGATAACGGGTGATTCCGAACTTGCCTTAGACCTTGCGGTTCAGTTTAGTGGTGACACATCCACTATGGCTGAAAGTTTTGCGGCAGGTATATATAATAATCTGCAATCCGCATTGGCAGGAATGAATCTTGACCTTGGCGTTTCTGTTGTGCCCGACACCTCTTCATTTACCTCAATGAACCAGTATATAAATCAGATACAGGAGGCAATTAAGGGGAATAAGAATATCGGAGAAGATCAGAAAGAGGTTATACAAGGAATGATTGACGCATGGAAAGGCTACTTTGGTGAGATGGCAAAGCAATATGCTAATGACCTTGAAAAATATGGTGACTACTATACACAGATTGATATTATTAGAGAGAAGTACCGTCAAAGGATTGAAACGGCAAAGGGTATGGGCAACACATCCTTATCTTCCGCCTTGCAGAAAAGCGAAGAGATGGACTTGTTCAAGCTGACCACAGACTATCAGAACTTCTTCGGTGCTGTTGAAGCGATGTCTATGGAAGCTGCAAATACTGTAGCTGACAAGGTAAGGGAAATGCTTAACAGCGCATTTAGATCCGGTGCTATCAGCGCAAAGGAATACATGAAAGAACTTGAACGTGTGGACAAGCAGATAGAGAAGATGATGAAGAATAACCAGTCTGACTTGCAGACGTACATGAAAGAAGGTATTGAAGGTCTGTATAACAAGCGTTACGATGCAGGAAAGTCAAAGATGATGGCAGGCATGAATGATATGCAACAGGCTATGGCTGACATCGAAAATGCTTCCAAGGCATACGAGGACGCGATGAAGAATGGTGATGAAGAAGCTGCCAACGCTGCGTTGAGTGCCAAGTCGGAAGCCGAATCAAGATATAAGAGCGGACAGGAAGCTGTCAAGACTGGTAAAGGAATGATGGCTGCCGCACAGAACGCTTTGCAGACGGTGAATCTTATTGACTTTATCATAACCAACATATACAATGCCATAAAAGCCATGCAGCAGATAATCGCATCCGTGTCCAACCTTATGGATTCTATGGGTAAGGATACTGACAGTGGTTTCATGCGCGAGATGAACCAGTTCTCGGAAGCTATGGGCGTTATGAATGAAGGAGTGAAGAAATCATGGGATTCATTCAAAAGCGGTGATTTTGCAGGTGCGATAGGCTCGGCTATATCCATGCCGCTTGATGTTATCGCTACGTTTAACAGGCAGCATGACAAAAGGCTTCAAAAACATATAGAGAATCTTGAATTTGAATCAAAGAAGTTGACCAATATCTATAATATGCTTGAAAAGGAATTTGAGCACATTATAGACCCGGCAAGACTTGATGAGGTGACATCCCAACAGGTTTCCAACTTAAAAGAACAGTTGCAGATTCAAAAGGATATTCTTGCTGCCGAAGAAGATAAGAAAAAGTCAGATAGAGAAAAAGTAGAAGATTACAAACAGACAATAAAAGAATTGGAGTATGAGATAAGATATTATACAGAAACGCTTGCAAGTGAATTGTACAGCATTGACTTGAAAGACTGGGCTAGCCAGATAGGTGACGCTCTTGTCGAAGCATGGCTGAAAGGGGAAGATGCAGCCAAGGCATACAAGGATACTGTGGCAGACGTCATGAGAGATGTTGTTAAGAGTTGGATACAGCAACAGTACATAGAAAAGGCAATGCAACAGGTACAGACCACATTGTTCGGAGCAGACGGTAAAGGTGGTATGTTTGCAGACAACAAGATAGACAAGGATGAACTTATAATACTAGGAAATGTAATGGGTTCATTGGAATCAGCCTTTGCGGAAGCTGGAGGTGTAGTCAATGAGATAAACAATGCACTAGGCGGAATGCTTACCGAAACAGAGGAAAATGCGGAAGGTCTGTCCAATGCCATTGCAGGAGTTGACGAGAATACATTCAACCAGGCATTGGGTTATCTTAACGGAATGAGATACGAAATGGTTGTCCAAAGCGATCTACTCCGTCAGTTGGTATCGTTAAACGGTGGTTCGGCAGGAACGGGAGGAACGAACATGACAGCAATACAGCAGTCACAGTTGGAGGTTCTCACCCAGCAGCTTGCCGCAACTATGGCGATAAAGACAGCACTTCTAAGTGTCGTTTCCATTGCCCCAAGGTCAGGCGGAAATGCGATAAAAGTTATAATTGACTAAAATAAACGCCCTGCTAGCTTCACAGTCGGCAGGGCGTTTGAGATTGATTATGAACAAAAAAAATCCAATCACTTGAGGTGCTTAGCGGAATCGAACCGCTGTTGTCGGTTTTGCAGACCGTTGACTAAACCACTCATCCAAAGCACCGATTGTGATGCAAATATAGAAAAATATTTTTTAAAACTAGATGGTTTCTAAGACTATTTTTGTTATTTTTGCACTAATAAACAATGTACACGAATGGCTATATCTAAATATTTTATAAAGAAAGGAAGCGATACGGCAAAGGATTTGTATGCCACATACAGGCTGTATATACTTGAAAGCAAGGGATTATGGGATTTGCCGACAAGAAAGGAAGCCTATGCCGAAAAATGGTATGACAAGAACGGTCAGAAGGTGTACGAACCTGTCACGCCTGTTTACCAGCCAACGGAAGGAAGCATAACATTTGCCGCTTTGGGAGATGTGGAAACGGTAAAGACGAATATCCGTTCGTTCTATTCATATATAACCAATGTGATACCTGCCACTCCCGGTACGCCTTACGGTTCATCTTCATTCTCTATATGGAATGATATATGGGGGGAATCGGCAAAGCAGGTGATAAGATGCACTGGTTTTGAAACAGGTGCAAAGATGAGTTATCAGGACGTTCAGGACTTGCAGAACCCGGACCGACTTGTGTCCGCCTATACATTTTCGTTAAATTTCAGTATTGACCAACCAACGCTTTAAAGACCAATGATTTTACAGATTAAAAGAGGAAATAGGGTTATTGCGGAGAGTGCTGATTTTTCATACAGCCCGTCTTTGCAGGAAGTGAGAAAATTGACTTGTGAAGTCGTTTCCGTTGTTCCGATAGAGTTCAAGGCATACAACTCAAAGAGCGAATCGGAATACGATACAGTCGTATATAACGGTAATACATTCATCCTGTACCAAGCCCCATCGGGAGATAATCTTAACGAAGCAGGAAAATACAAATACTCCCTTCTGTTTTACGGTAAGGAGGTGCTTTTGCAGAATGTGGCGTTTCTTGACATAGTAAGCGGAACAGGTGGAGAGATAAATAAGATAAGATACACTCATGGCGGTCTGTTCCAGTTTTGGGGTGATGCAAAACAGCTTGCAGCACGTATAGAAGCGAATATAGAATCTTACAATGCGTCATTGGGTGCAGGATATACAGGCATTGGCACATGGACGCTTAATGTGGATGCAGAAGGCGAACTGACAGAGGATATGATTGACATAACCGATGGCACCAACCTGTTTGAAGCATTGAAATTTTTCTATGACAAGTTTTATCTAAACTATTATTTCTCTACGACAGCCAATGGAGGAATAATAACCATTACAGATAAGGCTAGACCGTCTGTGAACTGGACGTTCAAGCAGGGTGACGGTGGGGGTGCTGTAAAAGTTTCCTCTTCCGTAGATACAAGCACACCTGTCATAACCCGAATCATACCACAAGGCGGAAGCAGGAACGTTCCTCCCGAATACAAGAAGGACGCTAAGCCTGCCGATGAATCACGCTATTGCCCGTACATCCTTCTTCCGAATGATTCCGCAGGGAATATAAGATATTATATTGACAGCGAATACGGATTGAAGAACTATGGTGTGAGAGGAAAAACCATATCAAATACATTCAGTGGGATATATCCTTCCATCAGAGGAAAAAAACTTGGTGATTTGTACCCGTCAGGACTTCCCGAATGGGATACATACAAGGCGGACGGAGAACCCGATCCTCAATCGGGTAAGGTGGCAGGTGAGGGAGCGAGCGCAGCAACACGGATAGACAAGATTATCGGTTCTACTCCTATAAAGAGTGATGATAGTGACAGTTTCTTCATTTATATGACCTCTCCCGGATTCAACCTAGGGTACAAGGTATATGAGGACGGTGATTCATCCGACAAGATAAATGACAACGTGCAGCCCCAGTACAAGCCCCATGCTATGTTTGACAAGTACAGGGATTTTGAGAGTTTTGATATATATGGTACAAGGGCATATTATGACCAGCCTGTAAAGGTTACTGCCACATTCTCCGGGAAGATGCTTTTCAGTATATTACCTATAGGAAGTGATGCTGTAGGGAAAAAGGTGAAGATTAATCTACGTATGGTTACGAACCGTGTATTGGGTCAGGCTTCTCCTTTGAAAGAGGTTGTTATCGGAGAGGAAGGTGCTACTGGTATGCTTGAAATACCTTACGACAAGACCTCTCTTGTAGGATATATAGAAAAAGGTCAGAATACGACAGTTACCATACGTGTTGAGTTCACGTTTGATTCTGACGTTCCTGCCGGAAGCTGTAAGATAGGCTTTAGTGAGGAAATGACCTGTAACATACATTTCGGTAATCAGGACGGTTCACAGGACAGGTTCTATTACAAATACGCTTCTGTGACGGATGCAGTGTTCAGTATGCGTACAGGAACTTATACGGGAACGGAATTTAAGATAAACAAAAACGGTATTATTCCTCTTTACGGTGAGGTGAACGGTGATACGGGGGAAACGGAAGAGGATGTTGCCATGTTTAATAAGGGGGCACGATATAAAATATCATGCTACAGAACGGATAGCGACAATGCCAAACTTCCGCTTTATACGGATGGTAAATCTCCTTCAATTGCGGCAGGAACGGAGTTTGTCATTCTGAATATCGTCATGCCCGAATCTTATGTGACAATGGCTGAGAACACGCTTGAAAAGGCGGCTCTTGACTATTTATCAAGATATGACCATGAGAACCGAACCGTTTCACTTGACATATCTAGCGGATTTGTCGCAGAGCATCCTAACCTTTTCATTGACTTCATAGAAGGAAATATGCTAAAGGTAAGGGATGATGGAATAGGCGTGTTCGATTTCTCTGATAACGGTCAGATAGTGGATATGCAGTTACAGATACAGTCTTTGGAGATTAAATATTCCAAGGAGAATATGTTCCCGTCATATTCATGCACCATTGCAAGAAGAAAGATACTGTCTTTCTATGAACGGCTAGCACAGGAAAATCAGACCGCTTCAACACAGAATACGACAAATGTAACATTAGGCGGAAGTGGTACGGGAAGCGGAACAAATATTTTCTCTGAACAGCTACTTAATGACCTTATTGCATCGTTTCAGAAGTTCAACGGATGGTTTGAATGGGATGAAGTAAACCAAGCGTTACGATGCAAGTCAGCGTTCTATACAAACCAATGGATATCAGCGTTGGGCGCACAGAGTGGTAGCGGAGAACCGGGAGGTGGAGAAGGCGGACTGATTAAGGCCGTGTACGGATTTGCCGATTTAGGTAAGACGTTTGACGATTCCAACCTTAGCAATACATTCAACGCATATACCATCAACGAGATATGGAAGCTAGCCAAGGAAGGCGGAATGAATACGGACAAATTGTGGCAGGAGTTGGGAAAGGATGATCCGACAAAGAAAATTCACATATCCCATATTCCTGACAATAAATTTGTAACGCTTGATACGGAACAGACAGTTACTGCAAGCAAGATATTTACTGGTCAGTTGTCTACGGCAAATGTAGTTCCTAGCGTGAACAACGCATCCACACTTGGTCTTGAATCAAAAAGATGGGAGAACATTTATGCTGTAGATGCCAATATAAGTGGCACGGTGAAAACACAGGCGTTGCAGGTTGGCGATATAAAGATTGTATATGATTCCGTAAACAAGGCAGTCACATTTGAGCATGCGGACGGAAATACGGAAATAGGCTTCTATACCAGAGGATGGATTTCCGCTTTAGGCGTATCTCCTGGAGGAAGCGGAGGAAGCGGTGGTGACGGACTTGTGAAAAACGTATATGGTTTTTCCAATCTCGGCACAACCTTCTCCGATTCAGACCTTGACAATACGTTTAATGCGTACACGATAAACGAGATTTGGAAAATGGCGAAAGAAGGTGGTGGTATAAAAAACATCACCCAGTCGGGAAGTGGAAATGCCGTAACAGACATGACACTTAGTTCTGACGGGAAAACCATCACTGCCGTATTCGGGGAAATATTCGCAAGACAACAGGACTTAGGTACGCTTAACAATACCGTAACACAGTTAAGCAATAAGCTGAACAACTTCCTAGAAGGAAGCGATGCCGATAACATCATCAACAAATGGAAAGAGCTTGAAGCGTTCCTTGACGGTCTTACGGAAAGCGACAACCTAGCCGAACTTCTTGCACTGAAAGCGGACAAAACCATAACGATAAGCGCAGGAACTGGTCTTACGGGAGGTGGAAACCTGTCCGCAAACCGCACATTGTCACTAGCCACCACAGGGGTGAAGGCTGGTACATATACGAAAGTTACAGTAGACACCTACGGGCGTGTTACAGTCGGTGATAATCCTACCACACTGGCAGGGTACGGGATTACTGATGCCGTCACCTTGACTACTGCTCAGACTATTTCGGGACAAAAGACATTTACCAAGAATATTCTGATGAATAGTGGTATCGGTCTGTCTTATGGCGGAAATACTGTTTTCCGTAACACGACAGGCAATACCGTCATATCAAGCTATGGGAATGAGGGTATGATTTATTTCCGTCCTAATGGAGATACGTCAGATGTAGGAGTAATACAAATAAACAAACAAGGACATCTCAATGGAGTTTCAGCAGGATTCACAGGTGGCGTTTCAGCAGCACGACTTACTGCAAACGAATACATACAGATAGGAGATGCCCAACTTGTTTACGATTCGGCAAACAAGGCTCTGAGAGTGAAGCATAGGACAGACGGAAACACGGTAGGATTCTACTCGGACGGTTGGGTATCTGCTCTTGGAGTGAAAACAGGTGGTAGCGGTGGTGGTAGCGGTGGTGTAAATACCGTTTACAGCTTCGCAAACCTTACTGACGGCACAACCTTCTCCGATTCAGACCTTGACAATACGTTTAATGCGTACACGATAAAGAAACTGTATGACATGGCTGGGCAGGGAGGACTTGACGCTGATGCTATGTGGGCTGAACTGAAAAAAGCTGATTCAAGTAAAATCATAGACGCAAGTCATATCCCTACTTCCGTATTGGACGGTAGATGGGTGAAAAAGGCTGGCGATACTATGACTGGAGCACTTACATCCGCATCTTCTTCCGGCTCAATCGTATTCAAGGGATTGGAAAATTGTGATATTACCAATATCTATAAAGATAACGGAGTTATCAGGAACGATGATGGTGGGTTAACTTCTATAAGAAACGGATTAAGGTTCAACTGGTATGACACATACTGGTATATAGGAAACCTTAGAGGCGGCAGTACGGAAAGTGCAGGGTTTGGTGTAGTAGACCATAACAACAAGCTGGTTTTACGTGTCACTCCAAATGATGTAAGAGCACCGAGATTCATGTCGACTGTTGCCACAGGGGTATCACCTTTGATAGTTTCAAGCAATACAACCGTAGATAATCTAAGCGCGGATTTGTTGGACGGATACCATGCGTTCGGCACATCAAACGCCCTTATAAAATACGGATATACGGTAGGGGGTACTGAACCTGCATGGTGTAGAATAGCTACGTACTCAATACGTAATGCGGGAACAATGACAGATGTTTGCTTTGTGCTGCACTCAGCCTTTAGCGATTTGTTTGGTCTGTTGGTTGTTAAAACTAGGGGTACGGCTGTAGTGGAAGGTCTATTGATAGCGTCATACAATATCAATAGGTCAAACATACGTATCTATCATGATGCGGAAAAGAAAAATATAGAACTGTATTGTTATGGTGGAAGTAACTATTCCATAATACAAGCCAATCTGTTATACAGCCATGACCGAAACGGAGGGGCTAATACGAATATAACACTATACAGGGCGGATACAAAAGCACCATCGTGGAGCACTTATGTTAATCCGGGTTTTGTAAATTTGCAGAACTCTTCTGAGATGGCTAAAAAACTGCAAACCCCAAGGACTTTATGGGGGCAGTCATTTGACGGTTCGGCTAATGTAAGCGGAAACATGACAGGTGTCGGTAGCATTAACATGAGCGGTGTACTGACAATAGCTAACTCAACCTATAACAAACAGCTTGTAATAAGGTCAACAGGTTCTACTGCAAAGAATCAAGGAGGAGGTATTTGGTTCAGATGTGATAATGTCGATCAAGAAGTAATGTTACGTCATGAATGGTATGATACGTTTGTTGCCGGACATGGACTTGCTGTTAGCAAAAATGATTCATTGGAAGCTGGGGATAGCAATATGTTCTTTTACAACACAGGACGGTTCATATCAAAAGCACCACAAGGAACATCCCCATATCAATGCGTGTCTACTACTGTAAATGCCAATCTTAATGCAGACCTTCTTGACGGATTTCATGAAAATTCGTTTTTAAGAAGTCATGGAGTTGCTAGTGGTGATGGGGCTTCTACCTTATGGTCACAAATAGGCATACTTAATTTCCACGGTGCTTATCCAGATGGGGTAACTCTGAAAAAATATGATTACGGGGCTGTGGTTTCCATGTCATCAGGCCATTCAAGATTTGACCTGTACTCGAACCGTAAGTCATCATCCAGTGACGACCCATCCAATGGCATCCAGTATAGAAGCGGATGGGGTACTGATAAAAGACCTTGGAGAATGTTGCTTGACAATGTAAACTACGCCAGCTATTCTGACGGACGCTACGTAAAGAAAGCAGGTGATACCATGACGGGGGATTTGGCGATGGATGCCAACAAAGGATTTTATTTTCCTCATGGAACAAGAGTAGTTAAAACTTCGGGTAATTGGATTCATGATGGTGGTGATACAGCTTCTTCAACCGATGCGAATTTACGTTTTGGTTCTTGGAATGGAATAGGTTGGTATCCTACTATTAGCGGAATGTTTGTGGCACAAGGAAACAATGCCATGTGGTTGGATGTTAGAAGAGGGGCATTAGATGTATTCAATACTATTATATCTCATCATGGTTATCTTGCTGCAAACTGGGATTCGGCTAGACGGTTGGTATTGGGCGGTGGAAGTACCTATGCTTGGATTGCTTCAAGAAATTCAAGCAATAATGTATTATGTAATATTGTTTTGCAAGATAATAAGGTAACTATCGGTAATTATGCCGAGTCAAGTAGATTTGTATCCACTGTAGGTACAGGAACCGCACCTTACCAATGTTCTTCTACTACATTGAATACCAATTTAAATGCGGACTTGTTGGATAATTGGCATATAATGGATATACCTAGAAATTATAATTCCACCGCTACTTATTCATTACAGTTCGCTCTAGGTGGTACTGATAATGGTTGGAAAAAGATATTCGCTTGTTCTGAATCGGGAGCCGGACCATATAGGTCAGTAACGGTTTGGGGAAGGATATGGTATGCATGGGGAAATCATGCACAGGATGAAGTCAGATATTACCACTTCTGTGCCATTTTCCAAATGAGAGGTGGACCTTCTGCTTCTGACAGCAATGTAGGAAATATTTCAAACTCGGCACGTCTTTATCTTCCCACATTTGCAAAAGGAATGGATAATATACGTCTTGTACGTGTAGGAACAAACAATTTTGAATTGCAGGTGCGTCAGATTAGTTCATATAACAATGGGTACATACAATACCAATATTGGGCTAACGGTGCTAACGTTTCCGCATGGAGAGGATTGCAATCCACATCCAACACGTCTGTGGCTGTATCGGCTGGAGGTGCTTCTACATTGGCTGACAGTAGGGCTTCTAGTGCGGATGTGTGGACTTCTGCAAGAACGTTCTATATACAAGACCATAACGCTGCCCATACGGGTACTGATATTAGTGTAAACGGTTCTTCAAATGTATATTTAAAACTCCCAAGTTCCATCCAATGCTCCGATTGGTTCAGAAGCACGGGAAATTCAGGATGGTATCATCAGGATTATGGTGGTGGAATATATATGCAAGACAGTACATGGGTAAGAGTGTTTGGCGGAAAACGGTTTTATGTTTCAAACGCAGATAATACTGACTTTAGCACATATACAGCAATATCAACTAATGGGGGAATATTTGCGAGAAAGAATATTACAAGTAATGCTAATATCATTGCAAACGGAGCAATTACTGCCAAGGCATCCTCTTCCGATATAAGGTTGAAAACCGATATTCAGGGTTATGATGCTATGGGTATTATCCGTAAATTCCGGAGTGTGAAGTATCACTGGAACGCTATTGCCAAGGAAAATTCCGAAGTGTTCAACCATGATAACTGGAATTATGGTCTTATCGCACAGGATTTGCTTTCCGGCGGTTATAGTCAGTGGGTGAAAGACGCTTTCAATGACTACTATACCATAGATTATGAAAGACTTATCCCCGTTGTGTGGAAAGGTTTGCAGGAAGTTGATGATGAGGTTACAAGATTAAAGAAAAGAGTAAGAGAATTGGAAAAGAGATTAGGAATTAATTAGTATATTTGCGATATGGAAGAAAATAATAAAAAAGTGGACATTTACATTGAAGGTAATGTGAAATGTAATAAATGGGCAAGTGGAATAATATATACCATGAGCGAAAAAGATGGATGGGATTTTAGTAATGCTATTGTTATCAAAGGTGACATTTGTTGTGATATCCTTAACTGTCATGGAAAGACTGTGCTTGTTTCGGGATATGTTACCGTAAAAGAACAGGAGGAAAAGTAACATGGGTCACTCTAATGGAAAGATTACAGCCCCGATAAACCTTGCTGGTGACGTTTACGCCACTCTTGGCATCGGTCCTACTAGTGATGGTTATGAATTAGGGTATGCGTGCGCAAACACCCACGGGAAAATAAACCCGTGGGCACGGTACAAACCTGTACGTTACGAAAGCCTTGCACCTGGACCAAATGAAAAATGGTGGCAAGGATGGGATGGGAACTGTGGTGTCAAACCTTTTCAAATGGCAGGATACTGGGATGCGCCAAAACACGCAGATGGAAGCATGAACGGATGGGAATATACAGCACCGACAGGTGGTAGGTTCCCATGTCGTCTTACCGACTTTAACGGATACAACCATCTTGCCAGTCCACCGATAAGTAGATTCTCCTGCCCGGATACTGCTACCAATCAGTTTACAAGTAGTAATTTTGTCTGTTCTGCGGCTATAATGATGCCATCGGAGGGGCATGATACTGATTTTCTTAACATGGGTGACTTTGCCGAGATAGCCGATTGCTATTTCGGTGTCTACGTTAAGCACAAGACCAGTCAGATGTCTAGGCGTGTTACTGCCGACAAGAAGATAGGAACAGGATACGCTACGGTTACTGTAAACTCGTGGGGTATGACTGCTGGTGATTGGGAAGTTTATCCTTTCCTTAGTACAGCTATATTGAAGCAGGATGACTCCGATATTGCTCATATAGCATACACTGTTCCAATGGTAAGTAAAAGAGATATAGAGATAGTTGGTTCTTACGTAAGCATAACAATACTTGGTGGAGTGATGCCATCCGTTATGGGATATATTGAAGTTACCGTAAGAGTAAGAAACGGTTCGAGTAGCCTTATTTCTTTCCGTAATAATAGTTGTATGTCTAGGTTTGCAAGTAAGAAATTTGAAGATCCTATGGTTATAGGTGAATCAAGAGAAACAATAAAAGATTTCCAAGTATCCGCCAATTCCAGCATTGACAAGAAGGTGAGAATATTAATATCATCGGAACTGATTAATGCAGGAACTGCAAGGGTATGGGTAAGCCTTAACAGTGCTGCATATAAGGGAAGTACATTGCTTCTTTCTATGGGTCCTAGGTTATAAGCACAATCATCCCCCTTGCCGTTTACCAGCAAGGGGGAGTGTTTATTTCGTTTTCATTAGTTTTTCCTCAAACTCCGCAATGATACAGTCTGCATCACCGCCATGTACCCAATTCTCTAAAACGGAGGAAAGAACTTCGATAGCTTGTTCTTTCTGCCACTCTGCGCCAGCGATAAACCCCATATAATATGCCGGAAACATACTTCCGCTGCTTCTGCTTTCAGCAAAAGAATGAGCCGCTTTTTCTAATGTCTGTTTCATTTCTTCTCCTCCTCTGTTTTAATCTCTGTTACTTTGCCACGACTGACAAAACAGAAACATCCCATCACATTACACAGGTATGATTCATGCTCCATCTTACACTCTTTGCATTCTTTACACAATGAACATTCGCTGCAATCGAAATTTTCATTGAATGTTTTGCTCATTTCATGCAACACACCATCTATTATTATTCCATTCTTTATTTCCATAATAAATCCACTTATCTGACTTTTTTTATGATATAAGTCCTTTAAAAATATGACTAACAACATCTACAGTCCATCCATTTCCTAGAAGCCCCATCCCTATATGTGGCTGTACTGACTTTGTGTATCCTTCTGGAACTGTCTGCAATCTTTCCGCTTCCGTAATATTGGGCGTTCTGAAACCTTTTTCGGGATTACAGTCGGGTGAGTTGAATATCAACGGTGTGAGTGATTTTTTATATCTTCTTAACAACGATTCGGGGTTCTTGGCAAACCTGTTCCATGATTCAAGCATACACCATGATTTGTCTTTCTCCACATACCCGTCCGTAATGATGTCCTTGAACAGTATTCCCTTGTCCTTCCATGCAGGTATTCCCAATTGCACCAGTAGTATCTTGCTCTCATTTGCGCGGAGAAATCGGAACTGTTGATATACACATAGTCTACTCCAAGATGTGACGAAATCAAGTCAGCCCAATCGGATTTCATCTTCACATTTTCAAGCAGGAATTTTATGTTAGGATTGAACTGTCTGATATGGTTCAGTATATTGACATATTCAAAGAATAATCCCGAACGCTCGCCATCGAAGTTCAGTTTCTCTTTCCCTAACTGTGAGAAATCCTGGCATGGTGTTCCGCCAATCAGCAAATCAATATCTTCCCACTGTATATCCCATTTGTTCCAGTTTTTAATATCCCCCAATTCAATTATATCGGGGTAATTATCCAGTGCAACCTTGATAGACGGTTCGTTTATTTCGCTTGCGTAATACTTTTCCACTCTATACCCCATTCTTTCTAGTGCGATACGTCCGCAAGCTATCCCGTCACATAAACTCAATACGTTCATTTTTCAATATATTTAAAGATATGTTTTATTGTTTCTATATTCCATCCGTTCCCAAGCATCTTGTAACGCTGTGTATCGGATATTCCATCCCATATATACCATTCGGGAACGGTTTGAAGTCGTGCGCACTCGGTGGGGGTAAGCCTACGAATGCGAAAATTACCGTTATCAACTAGCGCCATACCGTTTGCCATTGCTCCCTTGTGTGATGTAGCAAGTAATGTATGAGCCTTATCGTCTATACTGCGTATATTTTTCTTTATATATTTGTTTGGAATTGTAATATCGGCAATATTAGGAGTACCAATTATAACGCATGGTTGTGAGCTTCCATCATTTCTAGCCCTTGCCAGCAGTGTACATGATTTACCAGATTTTATTCCACGGAAATGCCTCCCTCCAAATCCACATATCGTTCCCGAAACAACTATCAGATTGTCCTTTTGTACTGTTGTAAGGCAATTGGTTTTTCCATCTCCCCTAGGTTCAAGCTGCTGGATGTTCTTTCTCTGTTCCTTTACAATCCCGGCTTCATATTCCTTTCTTATCTGTTTTCCATATTCGGTTCTTTTTGGAGTAAGGCAGGCTGATTCACGCCCTCGCATCGCAACACATGTCGGATCATTATCCGTCTTTGCCCTGCCCTTCAAGCATTCAATCATCTTGTCAGACAAGAAATATTTTTCATCAACCTCTTCTTCAAGAATATCCCTTAACAATATTCCCCTATCTTCCGGCTGTGGAATATCGTCATGGATATCCGTCCAGTATATGCGCCTTCTGTTTTGTGCCGATACAAGTGCGGAGTTGATATGTATTCCTTTCCTCCCCATTGTTTCATTGAACACAGATTCCCATTTCTTTCCCATTTCCACATTTTCAAGGAAGAACCTGGGATTGTCACCACGCTCAATAAGTTCGTGGTATATACGTATGTATTCCCAAAACAGATAGGATTGCCCTTCAAACTCGAAACCGTTCTCCTTCAATTCAAGATACGTTTGCAAGTCTAAAACCTCCATGCCTTCTTTCGTTGAAAGCCCTTTTCTCTTGCCGGACATGGACAGGTTCGTACATGGCGATCCTCCGATTATCAAATCTATCTTATCCAGTCTGCTTACTTCAAGTTCTCTTACATCACCAAGCTGTATGGTGTCAGGAAAGTTCTGCATGGTTGCCTTTATGGCAAACTTGTCCACTTCGGACGCATAGTATTTTTCTACAGGAATGCCAAGTTCGGAAAGTGTTATCCGTCCGCACGACATTCCATCGAAAAGGCTCAGTACATTCATAGATATGTTTTTTTTTAAATTTTCAGCAAATATACGACATAAAACCGTATGCAACCAATACGTTTAACTTTTTTTTAATTATCTTTGCGATAATAGATAAAATTCATAATATGCAGTTTTCCATAGTACCAAAAATAGATGCCGAGATTATGTTTTCGGAAGATGACCTGTCCGTTTTCAGACAATCGACAGACGGATTGTATTATATGCTCCATACCGAAAAGGTTATGGAAGTGATGCCTATGACGTTACCTGAGGACGGAACGGAATACCATTTCCCTTACGAAACATACGACACTGGCACAAGAGAGTTTGAGAAGCTGCTTTTATCCGAGGAATGGAATAAAATGGACGAAAAATGAGAAAAATAGGTTTTTTTAACATAGGAAAACTTGGACTTGTAAAATCGGCAGGTACAGGAAAGACCGATATAAACAAGGTGATAGAAGAATGGATACCAAAACACATGGTGTTTTGGTATGATATGTCAAAACCTGTGGATACATATATTCCTAGCGTTTCCTATGCAAATCTTTTTGTGGCCCTAGGAGGAAAGATAACTTATGATAAGAATATAAATAAGTGTATCATAACTCACACTCCCACAAACAACAATAATCAGGCATTTTGGCAAATTCCATGTCTTGCGTTACAGACTGTTGAATCCTATAAAATACGGGTGACAGGATTGCCCGAGGGATTTACTATGAAAGGACGATTAGGGTATGATAGTATTCAGATAACTTCTGATGGGGAGTATGATGTAAATTCATATACTAACAGTAGTACAACAAATACGTCATATCCCGGATTTTATTTGGCAGGTGATAATGTGAATGACGTGGATTGTAATATTGTGGTAGAAGAAATACCTACAAAACAATCCGTACCCACAAACGAGATACTAAAAGCTAATCCTTATTTGCAGGATTTCAGTGGAAACAACAGACCTCTGAAACTTAACAATTTTCTGTTCGCGGCAATGAGTGGTGTGGGAGGGTATGAATTAAATTGGACTGACCAAAGTATATGGGCTAGGTTTTTAGGAAGTAGATTTAATGGAGCCATAGAACCGTATAAACTGACTGTTACTTCTGCGTTAGGTTCTTATAATATCATGGAAACTAAAGTGCCTTCGTATGCTAAAAAATTCAAAGTTAGAATAGATGGTATAGTTGATGAAACGGTAGCTTATAAATATATAAACGCAAGCGGAACACTAGTAAGTTTTGATATAAAGGAAGATGGTGAATATGAATTACCGTCAAATAATACCATAGAAGGTAATTTAAATATGGGATGGGCTATTTTAGTAAACTCCTATCCTCATACCTGTAATATCACAATTGAGCAAATCCCATCCTACCCCAACGCCCTAGTGACAGACGGAGTGGATGATTACGGTGTTGTGGAGAACTTGCAGCAGGGCGTTAAGGTGTTGTTTGTAACTATCAATCCGTTTGTTGATGGAAAGTTTATCTATGACCAAAGACTGAATACTACTGAACCTTGGCTGTTTGCCGTATTCAATGACAAAGGTAGTATTGCTTATAATAGTAGGAACTCAAACGGCAAGACCTATATTGATGGAACACTGAATGAATCTACAATAGTTTCCGCTTTGTTAAACAAAAAGCAAATAATCACCATAGTAAACAATGATGTGACAGGTGATAAAACTAAAACTCCTGTATTCTTTAGCAATACTGACCATGATAGCGGATGGATTAGTTCAGCTTTCTACAACTCCATCGGTTTCGATTCCGTTCCTACGAAAGAAAATGACGGATTTACCGAACAGGATTTGATTGATTACTATATACCGAAGGCTATCGTAACGATAACCGTGGTGGACGTATCTGGCTCACCCATACAGGATGCAACGGTCACGGTGGGAGGTGTACAGTACAAAACGTTGTCTGACGGTACAGTGAAAGTACGGGGTATGGCAAATGGCACGATGTCGCTGTCTGTAAAGAAAGACGGGTATATGCCGTTTTCTGACAATTCATGGAAGCTTGCTGATTCAAGGATAACGCTAGAGGTTCTTCGGAATACCGTAATTACCGAAAATGGATACAGCATATTGCTTGAAAACGATGGTTTAATACTAACAGAATGAAAAAAATGGAAGATAATCTTAAAATTTCACAGATGCCTCCCGTTGAAACCGCTACGGGAGAAGAGATGATACCGTGTGTGACAGGAAGTCCTAAACAGAACAAATCCGTCACGGTGTCCAAGATAAGGCAGGGCATGGTAAAGGACGAAAACTATGTGCATACCGACAACAACTTTACTACCCAGTTAAAAACCAAACTTGACGGGATAGAGAAAGGCGCACAGAAGAATACCGTCATAGGCGTGAAAGGTAATGCCGAACAGTCTTACAGGACGGGCAATGTCAATATAACGAAAAACAATATAGGTCTGTCAAATGTGGACAATACGTCCGATGCCGAAAAGCCCGTATCCACCGCACAGCAAGCAGCCCTAGACAAGAAAGTGGACAAGGTGGACGGTAAAGCGTTATCCACAAATGATTTCACCAATGACTACAAAACGCTTCTCGAACAGATAAAGATGCAGCAGGGGAACATATATGGAGTGGAGATGAGAAGAGGGCAGACAGACCCAGCCTTTCAGACATGGATAGGAAAGGAAGAGTTCAAGACATCCCATCCCATCCTCAACTCTTTTCGTGTGGCAAAGGTAAAGGACGGTAAGGTAGTAGGATTCCTTGACCAGACCAATTTCTTCAAAATGGCTGATGGTAGCCCGTCAAATATTGTAATAACTAGTTCTTCAACTTACGCTCCCGAAATAGAAGGACAAGTAGAAGATGATGGAAGCGATATTATGCTTGTAAATACCAAATCTTTCTGGGTAATTAACGGAGGAACGGATGATACGTATGAAAGAAGGCTTGTCGGTGATGCTCCATTTACATACGGTGGCGATACGGCCATAGAGATAAAACCGTTCGGAATGAGTATCGGTTATTCTACAATAAAGGAAGGAAAGCAGAGATCTATTATAGACTATACAATACAGGGTTCAGCGTCAGCAGGAAATCTAGGTGTAAACATAATGGAAGGAAACGGGTGGCCTACAACAAGTGGATCACGTTTTGATTTTGAGAAGTATGCTAGAAACAAAAATGGAGATACGACAAAGAACTATCCTTACGCCAATGCGTTCGCCCTTGACCTTGAAGTATGGTGCACGCTTCTGTTCATTAAGTTCAGAACAAAAGACCTGCACGCACAGTCTGTTTGCGGAAAAGGAATATCATCCAACGATTCAGCCCCCGATGCGTCAAGCTGGGGAAAAATGACAGGCGTCAGGTTCAAGAAGGCGGACGGTCAGACCTATGTGTATTACAAGTTGAACGGGCAAGGATTTAAAGCATCAGAAACAGGAACTGCTTACAATTTCGCCCAACTCATAAACAACTACCATCCTTGCATGAAGATGTTTGAAGCACAGCTTGCCATGTCATACGCAAAGGAACACAATGTCTCTCCCGACACCGAGTTTGAATATGGAAGCACAAAATACAAATACTACAACTTCCAAGGTCATAACGGATTGGCTGACGGGGAGATGTCGGGTATCGTAGCCAAGTTTGTCAATGCAACTGTAACCAGCGGATGGAGTATTCCTGACGATGCGGCAGTGACAGACCGTGAAATAGAGATATGCTTCACACAGCCTATCATTCGCGGACGTATTGTCGGGTGGGGAGATATATGGATGTGGTACAGTGGGATAGATTGTGTCATGCACGATTCCACATCCATAGACATCTATCAGACCTATGACGTGAACAATCTGACTACGGACAATGTAGCCACAGATAAGAATCCTGGGGAATCTTATGGATTTGAGAATACGTATGATTTTGTCGGTTCTATGGCTAGAGGTGAAGGATACATAACGAAGAACTTTGAGAACTCGCTCATTGGAGAGGTCAAGGGAAGCAATCTTCACACGGGGGAATGTCATTACAACTGGTTTACGGGAAATGCAGGTTCGGGTAAGATTGGAAGGCGTGGTGTTTGCTTTGGTGGTCGGTCGTACAACGACCATTGTTCTCTGCGGTTTGGTTCTTTGAACCCTGATCCTTCGAACGCGCTCACGAACCTCGGTGGCGGCTTTCGTTGTACAATAACCCAACCCTAATTTTTCACGAAGTGAAAAATCCCCCTCCCAAAACTTGCAAAATATATTAATAATGTTTAAGTTTGCATAATTAAAAATCTAACCAAATGCGTCAGCAAAGTTAAATAAGTCTGTCAAAGGCGGTTAGTTGAAAAAAGGCGGTCTGTAGAATGGTGGTGTTTACTTTGGTGGTAAGTCGAACAACGACAATTGTTCTCTGCGGAATGGTAATTTGAACCATGATCCTTCGAACGCGAACACGAACATCGGTGGCAGCTAACGTGCTAAAAAAATTACTGCTATACAGAAGCCTCGTCAGGAAGATGAAAAATGTCAAGACAACCCATTGTTTGAGGATGGGAACTTATTAGTACATTTACAGTTGTAGGTATATGGAAAGTTAGTTATCTTTGGCTCAACGGACAAAGAAAAGCACGTAAGATGAAAAGATTGAATAATATTTTTGAAACGATAGGCAGTATGGATAATATTATCTCTGCTGCTGAAAAGGCAAAGAAAGGAAAGAGAAATCACAGGGGTGTGAGGGATTATGAGAAACATAAGGATGAATATCATCAGAATGTTTATCAGATGCTCAAAGACAAATCATACCATGTAAGCAAGTATGAGGTGATAGAGAAAGTGACTGATGCAGGAAAGGTAAGGGAGATACACAAACTCCCGTTTTACCCAGACAGGATTATCCAGCACAGCCTTTTGATACCCATGATGGACAGATGGACGAAAAGCCTTACACTTGATTCATATAACTGTCTGCCTAAAAGGGGAATTACAAGTAAGGTAAAAAAGCATTCCCTTGTGAGAAAGATGAAACGGACATTGCTTGAGATGGATAAAAACGGGAAAATATACGTTTTGAAAATGGATATTAAGAAGTTTTATCCGTCCGTAAGGCACAGCGTTTACAAGAAGGCATACAGCAAAGATTTGAAAGACAGGGATGCGTTATGGCTTATGAATACGCTTAATTATAGCAATAAAGGTCTGGCTATTGGCAATCCTGACGCTCAGATAGGAAGCCATTTGGTATTAAGGTCTTTGGACCATGTTGTGAAGGAGCAGTTCAAAGTAAAGCATTATTTCAGATTTGCCGATGATATGGTGATATTATCCCATGATAAGAAACAGTTGCATGAATGGCTGTGGAGGATAAGAAATTACCTGTGGTATGAAAAGAAATTGGAGATGAAGAAAAATTACAGGATATTCCCCGTTTCAGAAGGAATAGATTTCGGTGGATTCGTCTTTACTCCTGGCCATACCAAAATAAGAAAGAGAATAAAGAAAAACTTTGCGTCAAAACGTAATAACCCAAAATCAATTACGAGTTATATGGGTATGTTGATGCACTGTGATTCTAAAAACTTAATTAATAAAGTTTTAGTTAATAATAATAGCCACATGACAAAGATTAGTGACTTGAATATAAGAGTGTCAAGAAAGTTTGACGGAAAGGATGTAAAGATAGACAAACTTGTCGATGAACATATAGACATTCTTGATTTTGATGTAAGACCATCTACAAAGAAGGACAATAGTACATGGGTAAGAATGCAGATACTGTTCAAAGGAGAAAAATGTTTTGTGAAAGGCGGATACGAAGCATTAGGGATGTTTCTTTCCCAAGTAGACAAAAGTCTTTTACCATTGGAGGATGTTGTCATAAAATTCAATAGAGGTTATTATTTTGATGGTACGTTAGATATTTAAAATATGGAAAGAGGTTTGATTTTTGACGAGAAACCTGCCTTTATCTTGGATTTAGGCACTGGATATAGCAATGTTCATTTAAACATTGAACAAGTTGACGAACCCGAAACGGACGATATGGGAAATATTGTACAGGAAAAGTTCGTCAAAAAGTGGAAAGCCGATGTACAGCGTGTAAAGAACCCTGTATCATACGACAAAACGGTAGATGCCGCCATAAAGGATGAATTTCCCAACGGTGAGGAAGAAGCGGCTCTCAGAAAAGGTATTTTAAACAAACTTGATGCAGATTATGTAAAGCTGAACGAGTTTGCCGAAAGTGTTAAACAATCTTACTTAAAAGGATATGGAGAGCAATGACAAACAACAGATAGGTGGATATTTCTCCACCAAAAACGCTTCAAAAGATGAAGCGTTAAAAGGTATAGTAGCTGCAAGAATATCAGCATCCGAAGATGTTACCGATAAGGAGTACACAGTATTGTCAAACTTGATAAGGGTAGCCACATCAGAAGGATGCCGTATCTCATTGGTACAGGAAACAAAAAGCAGGTCAAGCAGGATAGCACCAACAGGAATGCTTCTTCCAGCAGGAACAGTGGAATATTTTTCAGTTACACCGGGAAGCAAAGTAAATATTACAGGAACAGCGAATATTTCATCTATTGAGTAGGACATGGGCATGAATTATAACACTATATTAGCTTCCTTACTTGACGGGATATCTCTAGCATTGAAAAGCGGAAACTCGAATGTTGATGCGGAACAGTTCAACTTCCTTACTGACGCAATAAACAGATCAACTATCATACCGTCTTATTTTGATAGAGAAAATGCCATAAAATATCTCGATGTAAGCGATACAGAATTTGCAAGGCTTACATACAAAGGCACTAAGTTTCATCCCGTACAACCGTTATTATCTCCCGTGAGAGTACAAGGAATGACAAAACCCGTTTATTTGAAAGAAACATTGGATGCTCTTAAAAACAACGGGCTTATACGTCCAAAGAAGTCAAGGGGCAAATACAAGACTAAAAGCTAGGGAAATTATACAACCTCATACGCATACATTGTAACACAATCATCTTTATTCTCCATATTAACCGCTTGGAAAATGTTTTCTTCATTATCCAAAGCGGTTATTTTATATGTTCCGTTCGTCAGATCAACAGTGTCACCTAATTTTATATAAGCGTACTTGTTTCCACTAGGTATTAAATACGTAATCTTTATTGGATTATTATTCCATTTTTTTAATTCTTTCATCTTCAATTCCTCTATTTTAAAATTATTGCGCTAATATACGAATAGGAAAAACAACACACAAGCAAATAACTTATTTTAACAAGTTTAAACTATCTGAAACACAATAGGTTATACTGCGAAATTTTTATTTTTGTTTAGGCAATCCATGTTGTAATTTTACATTCGTAAAGATGAGTGCACAGTCTTTACGGGAGTTATAATACACACACATTAAATTACAATATTATGGGTTCAGACAAAATTTTTATGTTCGACAATCCTGCCGCTGGAGAAAGCGCAGGTATTATGTCAATGATTCCTGCACTGTTGCAGAATAAAGGATTAGACCCCAATCTTGTAGCTGCCTTGATGAATGGAAACAAAAATCAAGACGCTTGGGGTGGTGCTGGTTGTTATTGGATCTGGATTATCCTGCTCTTCTTCCTGTGGGGTGGTAACGGATTCGGTAACGGGTTTGGCAATGGAGCAAACGGAATCCCTGCTCAATTGAACAATGAAGCAGGACGTGAATTGTTGATGAATGCTATTCAAGGAAACGGAACAGCTATCAATCAGTTAGCTAATTCTTTGAACTGCTCTACTCAACAGTTGCAGAATGCTATCTGCCAAATTCAAGGACAGATTCAGCAAGTTGGTAACCAGGTAGGTCTTTCCTCTCAACAGATCATCAACTCAATTCAGTCCAATAGTGCAGCTATCGGTTCTCAGCTTGCTTCTTGCTGCTGCGATATCCGTACAGCTATTGAACGTCAGGGATGTGATAGCCGTTTGGCTACTGTAGAGCAGACCAATACTTTGACAAGCAATGCAAACACTCAGTTTAACATTCTTGGCGCAAAGATAGACGCTCAAACAGCTATCATCAATGATAAATTCTGTCAGCTTGAAATGCGTGAAATGCAAAACAAGATAGATGCACTTAGACAGGAAAACAGCAATTTGGCTCTGGCTGCTTCTCAACAGGCTCAGACTGCAAATATAGTTGGACAACTTAAGGCTCCGTGCCCGGTTCCAGCATATTTTGTGCCTAACCCAAATTGTTGCTATGGAGGTTATCCGTTCATGGCTGGTTTTGGTGCAGGTTATGCTGCTGGTGACAACTGTGGTTGCAATTGCTAAAGTTTAGTTAAGAGTTTTTGATTTGTATATAAATTACAGGTCAGAAACTCTTATCCCGATGCAAAATAATAAAATTCTAAAGAAAGGGAAAAGTTATGAGTTATTTTTTTAATCCTTATATGATGGGATATAATGCTAACCGTTTCAGAGGGGTACATAGACTTGACTTTGGAGGAATACCGTTTGTTCGGACATCTTCTGTAACAACAGACACGACAAATTCAGAGGTTATCTATGGTATTAACCCGTGTCTGTTCAGACGATTGCCAAATCAAGGTATTTTGCTATTAAGCGTAAATCATGTTCCTGCTGCCGGATCTGACGGGTATCTTGTTTCTGTGGCTACCACACTGACAAATACCACATCAACATCCACAAGCAAGGTTCCTTTGGTGAACGGTTCGGGAGATCAGATTCCGTCTAGTGAAATTTCACAAGGCAATAAATACTTTGTCTATTACGACAAATGTAATGGGATATTTCAAGTAGTTAATCATATCGTTGCACCTGCTACTGCCGCACAGGCTAGAAGCACTGTAAAATGATATTAAAAAGTTAGAATAAGTATGTTTCAATCAATACGACAAGGACAGCAGTTCTTCATATTGCATAAAGGGGAAAACCCAAGATGTGATGTGGGCACTGTGGTAAGTGTTTCAAATCCTGTTCCTAAATATCAGAACGGATATACAGCATATCCTCTTCCGCAAAATGAAATGGTTGTGGATGTGAAAGTTAAGGTTGGAGATGATACTCTTGATTTTCAAAAGTTGCCAGCCAATCTTAGTATAGCAGACTTTTCCCAAGTAGGCGGAAATGTGGTTGTATCGGAAAGCAAGGATGCCATCAATGCAGAGATAGAAGCAATGAAAATAAGTAGTGTAAGGGTTGTGGAATCTGTGGAATACCATCAGAAAGTAATCAAAAGCTGCGATGAGATGCTTACAGCGTTAAATCCTGCATTTGCCGAAAAGGCACAGCAGGACAAGGAAATGAAAGAACTTAAAGGTGAATTGTCACAGATAAAGGATATACTTGCACAACTTGCTGCTTCTGGTATCAAATTGCCTGATGTGCAACATACAAACAATAATAATAACAACAATAAAAAATAAACACTATGGGTTGGAAAGTATATGGAATGGACCGTAGCTTTGAAGGTGAAGATATGGACCGGGAATTAGAAAAAGCGTATAAAGAAGGTTATCGTGACGCTATGGAAGAAATGGAAGATCGCTATGGTGAACGTGGCGGACGTGGCGGACGAAGTGGAGGCGGTTATGGCGAAAGAATGTGGGATGATGACGATGAATACGGAGAAAGACGTGGGGTCAAAGGTACTGGTCCTTACGCCAGACGTAGACGCTAATTAAATTGGTTTAAGCCCGTAGTGGTTTGCTACGGGCTGTTTTTCTTTAAAAACAAAAGCTATGGAAAGAACGAGATTAGATGTATATGAGAAACTTCCTTCGGGAATGGAAAAATATCTTGCAGAACACGGATGGAACTTCTCTAAGAAATTATGTGAATATGCCGTTTCCAAAATGAAAGACAGGAACGGAAACAAAATACACCCGTATGACAAAGATCAAGTAGAAGCATTGATGAAGCAATTCAATGTTGAGTTGAAGAATGATGTGGAATACAACAAGGTTTATGTATTGAATATGGTACGTGCCGACTATATGGGTTCATCCATAGTCAATGAACAATATGCCTGTATGTTTGTAAAAGACTATCTTGACGATGTTGACGGAAGCCCTACCCGTGCTCTTGACGAGTATTATGCAAAGTGTATAGCCTGTGGAACACCTTTCTCTTGGGAGGATTATATCTGATTGCTATGGTACGCCAAAGACTATACATTGAGGAATATGATTGGACGGTTGATGTATTCTATTCTGTGGATAAATACTCTTATTTAAGAGCGATATACAGACTGGAATATATTGGCTGTCCTTTTCATTTGCTGAACAGGATAACGGATAAGATAAAGACTGAAAAATACAATTATGGTGTCACATATTCAAACGACAAGTGTACTGTAATTATTATCAGTCACAGTACGTCTGATGAAGAATTTATGAATACACTGGAGCATGAAAAACAACACATGATTGGTCATATAATTGACTATTACGGCATAAAGCCTTCATCAGAAGAAGCCGGATATCTTGCAGGATATGTAGGTGCTTTATTTACAAAGCCTATAAAAGACGAAATTTGCGATTGTTGTAAGAAAAAACTAAAATAAATCATTATGAAAAAGATTTTTATGGCTATGATTAGCGGAAAAAGCAAAGAAGAAGTATATGATATGCTTAACGATTCGGAAAAGGAAATCCTGTTCGGTATTGCTCAAAGCATGGGAATGACACGGGTGGAAAGAAGAAAAATGAAAAGAAAATACGAAAAGAGAAGATAGGGAAATTCCCTATCCTCTCTATTATCAGTTAAAACTTTTGTATAATTCAAGATTGTTGAAAACATAACACTCTTTATCCTTGATTTGAGGATACATATAAGAGGGAATATTCGCTATCTTTCGGGAATTACCCCAATATGATATTCGTTCGTCTATATCAAACAGAAGTTCCGGAGTATCGTAGAACAGGTTCAATTCTCCTGCCTTTTGTACATCTTCATCCCATTTGCCTTCGTCACGGGCAATATATAGTTTTAAATTGTTCATATCTATATCAGTTATACACAAATACTTTTAAACTCCGATTGAGAAATCTGTCCTTTCTCTTTGATTACTTCAAAGAAAGCAGTAGCTGGACAAACATATGCGTCTGTCGTTGTAAGACAAACTCCATCAGAAGGGAAGTATTTACAACCTATATCGTTGTCCCAATCTATATACTTTTGAGCTTCTATCGCTACTTTATCGCAATGTTGCCTATATGAGGTGTACGAGCTTCCGACTTCGTTTATCAATCTCTTTATATTCATTTCTTTCTTGTTTTACGCCTATTCATAAGGGTTTGTTTTACAGTAATTTTTATTCTCTGACATATTCAGTAGCTTATTTAAAGACTCATCTGAAAGAAGATGTTTGTTGCTAGAGTTTCCAAGCATTAAACGAGGTTCAATATTTCCATCTCTCATAAATTTCTGTATCTCGTATATATGAAAAAGTAAACCTTCACAATCTACTGCATAGTATTCAATGCCATCGTCATTACTAGCCGATACTTCGTAACCAATACATCCACCATCTCCAATATAAGTATTTATCTCAATATTACGGCAAAAACCGTAACTGATAAGTAATAGCCTTAATACATCTTTTCCACTCATATTCATTCCTAATTCGATTTACACTAATTCAATTATAGCCTTCTTTAAATTAACAAATAAAGGTATTGCTGACATGCCCCCATTGCAATCCAACTGTCTTAAAGAGGGTACAACCTCTCCGTTATCATCAATATCATAATCTGCAATATAGGCTAACTTCTTCGCTTCGGGAACTAATATCCTTTCATGAGCCGGGACCGTTATACAGACTTTGCTTCCAATAGGGAATCCTTGGTTAGATTCAATGTATTCCTTTTCCAACTGTTCCCTTTCTCCATTCAATTCTTTTAGCTTTAAATCAATGGCGTATCTTTTGCTTAAAAATTCTTCTTTATTCATCTTTTTGTCATTCTAATTTATTCTAACGTACTTGCCTGCAATATCGCAGGTTCTCAATATTTCTGCATTATCCTCACCAAAAGCGATGAGAATACTGCCACAGCCAGGAGAATCCCCACGAGTTCCGTCTGGACGGAAGAATTTTATTCGATTCCTCAAAAACATCATACCGGTTGCTTTCTTGAAGATGATGTCTTGAAACTTATTGCTGTCACATCGGTTAAAAAGTAGTGCTATACCGTTGCCGTGTTCTGCCAATTTCTCTACAAACTGCCACATAAGCGGTTTGGAGTACGGAGGGTTAAGCCAAATTCGCCCCCCCAATTTTGTATAAGACCATTGTCCTGCTTGTTGTACATGATTTTTGCAGTAGGCCAAAGAGGGTGCATGGGGGCACATGGGTCTAAATCAAATTCACCTAATGCGTCTATAATTTCTTTCGGTGTGTACCATTCATCGGTACTATTAGACGATCTTTCAAAAGTTGTATTCATTTCTTTTATGTTTTGAGTGTTATTTATTTCTCTTTTAACGAAACATTTCTATTACCACTTTATTTTCCGAGTTTCCATCATCAGGATGTACATCAGTAAAATCAATGACAGAAAAATCATATAGATCAGGAATGTATTCAGTTTGATAATCTCCTGTATTCATTACGATATTTATTTCAGCATCCTTATTGACAACTAACATTAGTTCGTCAATCATGTCTTGGACAGTAATTATTCTTTTCATCATTGTTTATATGGGTTTTACAAAGCCGCCTAAGGCTCATATTTATATCAATTTTAATGCTTCCTGTAAAACAGCTTCAAGTGCGTCTTCGTAGACATCCCATTTACCACCATCATTAGGTCCTTCATAAACAGAACTGGTTATATGAGTTCCATTGTCAGCTTTAGATATTTCGTATCCATAGCCACAAGCACAGTTATATACACATATATGAATATTTTTGGTTTCACGTAACCACTTCTGGGCAACGGATTGCGGAGGAAATTCTATATCTGTAAACATCCCTTTCTCTTTCAGCGACTTTGCTGTTTCTAATGTTACAAGTTCTTCGGTCATAATTTTATTCTCCTTTCAATTTCTTTATTAGCGCATCAGCGAAACCAAGGCTCCATTCTACTGTCATATTTAAACTAGCATTCATTACCTGTTCATGTGAATTGCTGCAAAATCCTTGCATGGCAGCTTTCGCTAGTTCATATCGCCTCTGTTCCCAGTCAATAGCTGAAAAATCAAGTTCGCATTCTCTGTAAACCATATTACCACACACATATAAATAATCTTTGCTATGTTGAGAGTTGATGTTTAATTGGGGAGTTACATCTACCAAAACTCCTGTTGATTTTACTCTTGCTTTCATTGTTTAATCATTTATTTTAACATAACGCTTGGTAATAGTACCGAATGAATGATACCGATGCCAAACTATATTTCCACGCTGAATTTCAGTAAGCCAATCACAAGCTTTAAAAACTTGTCCTACATTGTATAGGAATGGCATTTTTTGAATCTTTCTTTTTATTCTTGCTTTCATTGTTCATCCTTTGTTTTAAAATGTTCGATTAATTCGTTTACGGAAGCCTTGTGGTAATTGTCAATCTCAAAATCATTAGGCATCCCATAGAAATCCATTCCAGACAAACCTCTATCAGAGCCATCCCGGTATATACCCCAATCGCCCTTACCATTAGTGAATAATTGATTGTTGTCTGTATCATCCTTTAATGCAGCTATAGCCAGAAAAAGTTCCTCATTCGTTCCGCAATCAATACTTCCATATTTTTTCAAAGGATGCCCATTTCTTATCACATGATTTTCTTGGGATAGTAAAAAGAACTTTCCATTGTGACACATAATAAAATCATACTTGTTATCATCATCTGCATAATATTTAGGCTTACCATGTGAATATCCCAACTCTTCCAGCCCTCTCCGAAGTTCCTGTGTATTTTTGCGTATAAAGCAGGGTGTTGTAAATCCCATAGTTATTCCTCCTTTTCAACTTTAACATATCCGTTTTCAATGCACCAGCACAACATATCGTAGGCTGCATCAATGAGTTCTTTACTTTCTGTAATCTTTATCATAGACCTAGTATAAGATTCCATATACAAGCATGTATAGCTATCTTCAAGTTTTTGGATGGTCAGCACTTGATTGCCGACGAAGCAAGGCAGCTTATCGAGAATATCCTGCAAGGTGTAGATATGGTATAATCCAAGTTCTTGTAAATGCTTCATTTGCTCGAATGACAATACCTGTTTCATTTTTTATTGTATTATGATTCATTACTGTTCCGTTCCATAATTCCATTATTTTTTATATTAATCGCTATACCTCATGATGGATCTATTAATAATGTATCCATTTCTCTCGTTATAATGTCCACCACAGGAAAATTCTTTATAGCCCTTTTCTTCTATCTTCCAACGAGGATCAGACGCCCCATTAAAATCTGAATCAGAGTGGATCTCACCAAGTCTTTCAAATTCTCCGTTAAGTTCTTTGTCTTTTATATCAACAATAACAGAAACATCTTTTCGTAGGGTATATGTAACCTTATACTTCATTTTTTCTTGATTTGAGGATTATTCTTGTTTTTTTACTTCATATTCCTTTTCTCTGAGATACGCTGCTATATACTCATCATCTCCGACATCATTAAGGACATCGAAAAGATAGCCACTTACATACTTCGCAACTGCTTAAGCATTTGCATAATCAATTTCCTTTCATATTTAAATTTGTGATTCATGTACAAACAATCGTTCTACGGCTTTTTTGGTAATTGTCTGATTAATGGATGTTTTCAATTCATGCTCCCAAATACATACAAAGTCATTTGGTGCGTAATATTCAGAAACAAAAACTTTATGTCCTTCATTTACTTTCTGCCTACACCATTCCCAAAATCTAACATAATCGAAATTTTTAGATATTTCATATTGTTTTGTCCCTTGATATGGAATATCACAGTAAACAATAGAGTTATTGGGTATAATTAAGTTTGCATAATCTTCACTATGCCATTGAATATCTTTTAGATTATCAATTTGGCTCAAAGTATTACGTATTTGCTCACTTATATAATCTCTTTGTTTTACATTATGCCCGGAATATCCACCATCAAAAAAGCGTCCATTGAAACTTCCCATAAAACCAATCCAACCAATCATTGCCATATCATCATCTGAAATACTTTCGTTTCCTCTATATATATTTCGATAATAGGAATAAGTTTCTTTTGATATTTTAATTGGGAATTTTCTACCATTACATAAATATTTCCACATACTAATCAGAAATTTATTCTTATCGTTCCCTATTCGCAAACCTTTTACCTTATCAATGGTATTGCAACCGCCACAAAACGGTTCTACGTAATATTGACCGTCTTTCCTGTCTTTTAATATTATAGGCAAGATGTATTTTGCTATTCTTGATTTACTACCCATATATTTCATATTCAATCTCCTTTCTCTTTAATTCGTTCCAGCATATCCCTGTTGGCGTATAGTATCTCATCGAAAGACGGGATGGGCATCCATGCTACAACATTATAGGTCTGCAATCCATACAAGAAGGAATTAGCATCTTTTGCGTAGTCTTTTTCTGTCCTATGAGATATATATATTTGTTTCCCGTTATAAACTATTACTTTTTGGTTTAAAGAAGGCAGTTTATCTTCAACGCTTATCCAAGGTGATTGCTTTGACTGCCATTCGGCACCAGAAATAAAGTCAACAATGCAGTACGGTTCACAATGACGCTGCCTGTTTCTGCAATCATTGGAATATTCCCTTGCCGCTTCTTCTACTGTCTGTTTCATATCTATCTTGTTCAATAATTTCTTCATTTTTAGGATTATCCATTAAACTCATCCATATACCCCATCTCTTTCAAGCGGATATTAAACTCTTCAACCGAATCATTATTAGGAATGAATTGTTCAAGAACATCGTTAAAAGGGTGCATATAGTTTTTTAAAATATCATTAGCCTCTTCTTCTCCACGTTTCTTTCCTAATCGGTCTTTGCATACTTCTATGTAATCATCTTTTGTCATATTGTAGTGCGTGACTGTATCAACAATTGTACTAAACCGACAATATAAGCCGTTTGGCTGTTGGGCTATAAATGATCCCATAATTACCTCCTTCTAATTTTTTATTTATCCACGGTTGATTTTACAATAATCTTATTATCGGATGATGGCATTACAACCACATTTCCGGCATCTGTGCTAATTTTTAGGATAGGATTAAAGTCAAAGTCAGTAGTGGCTACTATAATCATATCTCCAAAAACATATCTTTTATCTTGTTCCAATTCGTTCATATCTGTTTCGTTATGAAGGTTTATTAATTACCAAGTCGCACTCAGGTGCCCATCCTAAAGATTT